TAAATAATATATTAATATTATTGTTAGACAATACATATATGTACGTAACTAATCGAATAAAATACTTAAAGACAATATGAAAGATAAGTATGTGGAGCTAGGGAGAAGGGCCGCCGTGAAAGATCCCTAACGAGGAAATGGAGGGACAATACCCCAAAAAAAAAGGTGTCTCACATTCTTAAGCGAGATAAGGGGAGAAGGGGGGCTTAAGAAACGGGTAGGTAAGAACGTGGAAATGGAGAAATATAATACCAGCCGCAATGGTACTAATTATGTAACAAAATTAAACCTCTGAGTGGTGTACAAGTTTTGAGTTAAATAACAGGAGTAAGTATTTCACAATTTTAAGCGAGGAAGGGGGCTTAAAATCGTCCGTGATGACGTAAAACTAACGCATCGATGTCCGAGTGGTCTAAGGAGCCAGACTTAAGACCTGGTAGCGTATGCTGCGTGGGTTCGAACCCCACTCGATGCAATAAAGGTTTGATGGGTTGTCCTTAACAATCGTCGCAATGGGGTTGTAGCTCAGATGGTAGAGCGTTCGCTTAGCATGCGAAAGGTAACAGGATCGATGCCTGTCTACTCCACTTTTGGTCTCATAGTGTAATGGTTATCACTCGGGGTTTTGATTCCCGCAATCTGGGTTCGATTCCCGGTGAGACCTCATGCAATTATAGCTCAGTTGGTTAGAGCGTCGGTCTTATGAGCCGAAGGTCTGCGGTTCGAGTCCGCATCTTTGCAAGTCCCCCTTGGGGGGTTTGTATATGGTGTAATTATTTTGTAATTAGTATTTGTTTAATTGTGTGTTGTATGTGAAAAATATATGTATAAAATATCATTTAAAAACGAGCAGGTATTTTATACTAGGAAATAGTATTTCCTGAAAAATGATAATTTTGAGTGCTCTCATAGCTCAGTTGGTTAGAGCGTGCGACTGTTAATCGCGAGGTCATAGGTTCGACCCCTATTGAGAGCGGAAAAAAGAAAAAAGCGGAAAAAATGAAACGTATAATATCTATTATAAAAATAGCTATTATATTCAAACCAGTGTATATTTTATGATATGTTGTAAAATAAGATTAAAATAGTTTTTAAAATATATCAAATATTCTGTGCGAAAATATTTCAAATAAATATGAAGCAACCATACGTATAAATCACTAACAAAAACACGGACATAAATATAACCTTTGTATTGTAAACTCCAATCTTCAACAAATGAACAAAATAGCTTTTTTGAATTACGGAATAGCAAATGGTGTATATCTAGTATGCCTTCCATAATGCGTTCAACATTATGAATTTCGTGTTTTATGTATAACATGTTAAACATTTTTGGCGTAAGGTCAATAAATATTCGTTTACGATTATATTGTTTTGGAAAAATATATGGGTACATTCCATCTAGATATTTGTTTTTCAAAAGTAAATTGCCTGTAATTATAAAGGGAACAAACGATGAACGTAGCATGGAATTGCGTAAATCTTTATTGGATTCATATTGGTGTTGTGTAACATGTTTGTTTGTTTTGCAATTAAAATAGGAAATATATAATTTGCTATTGCATTGTAAATAAAAATCATTAGGTAAGGATGATATAATTTTATGAAGAGTTTTTTTAAAAATAGACAATGACCCGTTTTCCTTAAAATAATAAAAGAAGGAGCGATATAAACTGATTCCATCATCTAAGCGATTCGCTATAAGTAAAAAACCCATTATGGAACCAATACTAACACCTGAAATACGATGTATTGCAATTTTTTTGCGACCTACTAATTCCTGTAAATAATACAATGAACCCAACGTATAACTTCCACCAAATGCACCTCCGTCTAGTATTAAATCGATATTCATTGGAAATGATTGTTTATTTTGATTCCATTTTTGTTCCAAGTTATCAATACATTGGGATATAAGTTTATTCATTGTGTGTTAAACAAAACGTGGAAAATAAGAACATGGAATAAACGTATAATTACCCAAAAATAGTTAAAATATGGTAAAAACGAAAAATAAATAAATAATAAATAGTAATAATGGCAAAAATGGAAAATGAATCTCAACAAGTAAAGAAACCAACGGAAACAGAAGAAACGGAAGAAACAGAAGAAACGGAAGAAAGTAAAATGATGAAACGAAAATTAACTCATCATGATAATGACGAATTTAAGACAAGTGATGTTTATCTTCATATAGTAGGGGATAAACCACGTAGATTTTTACAAGATTTTTTTGGGAATTATTACACAATAGTGCATAGTTTTTTCGTAGTAGCCGTTGGGTATTTAATTTGTTTTGTAAATGACATGTCTTATTTAGTAATAGGTTTATTAATAATGTCATTGGATGGTTATGCAAACGTAGTGCTACATAATTGTCCACTTAGTATGATGGAGGAAAAATATTTAGAGAAAAGTGGAATAGAATCACGTTTAGAAATGTTACGTACAATGGGAATCATGTATTCTGCTACAAATACATATGATATACAATTGGAAACAATTATTAATGCATGGACGTTAATAGCAGGAAAAATATTAATGTTAATTATTTTTCGCAATTTTACCAAACGTAGTTTTATTTAAAAATAAAAGAAACATTAAATACATGAAGAGAAGCAATGGTACACGTAAATTAGATAACAAAACATCAAATAACGTTGGAAATGAAACAAAAAAGACGAAACAATTGCGAGAAAAAAAAGATAAAACACAGACAAAAATCATTATAGAAAATGAAAAAATATTATCATCCTATAAATTATTATCAGCTGATTTGGATAAAAATATAAGCGAGATTTTAAAAATTGCATCACAAGGTGAATATAATCAAATTTCCAAAAAATATGATGAACAAGATTTTTTCGCAATTTTCGATAAAATAGAAGATCAGAAAAAAGAAGCAAAAAATTATGAACATTATGAAAAATTTAGAAACATGTCCATTCAAACTATTCAATCCATTTGGAAATCTATTTATCAGTTTCGAGAATTAAAAGATGCACTGGGTCAAATAGAAACATTAGAAGATAGAGTGGATATTTTAGATGACACTGAAAAACTAAAAAAGTATATTGAAGAATTGTCAAAAAAAATAAAACCAATTATTCCAGAACAAACAGTTACCATGCCAATGGCGCAAATCAAAGAACCCTATTTTACGTATATTCAAATTTTTGGTCTACCAGACAAAGGTCAATTCGACATTGTATTATTGAAATATTTGAATGGTATTTTGGATGATATGGGTAAAGTAGAAGCAATGAGTTTCTTGAATGAGAATAAAGAAGTAATTTTGGAAAAACTAAAAAATGCTGGTCCAGAAGGATTTTATTAAGTATTAAATATGAAAATAACGTAAATATATATTATCATATTTAATTATTACATGACAAGTTTTGATTTAAATATTGAAAATTATTCAATTGCAGAATTATATGGAATTATAAAAACAAAATCAACTTGTCAAACATATGAAATATCTATTCAAGTAAACAAATTAATCGCAAATTTAAAAGATAGTTCTCATGAATATGATTATGTTGTCTTTTTAAAAGATATTGAAATACGATTAAAAGACGAACGCAAAGAAAAAGAAACCAAACAATTATTAGAAACTTACGCTTCCAAGTTGAAAGATGTGGACAAAATGCAAGAAACATATGTAAATAAATATCCAAAAGGAACAATTAATCCAATTGATAAAAAAATATTAACACAAGTCATTAATATAGATTCATTATTTCGAACAAATTACGATAATACGGATGCATGTGACTTTATATACACATTGGCTGCTCCCATTAATAAGGTTGTTACCATGCGATTAAGTTCATTGGAAATTCCTAATATTTGGTACGATTATTCAAATGAAAAACACAATAATAAATTCACTATAATGTTGTACAATATTCCCAAAAATGCTTTAAATAAAGAATTGAATGCTAATCAGAAGTATATTTCGGAATTAGAAACATTCGATAATGAATTAGTAGAACATGAAGATGATGTAGAATATAAACATATTCAGCATACAATTATCATTCCAGATGGCAACTATTCAACTGAAGAGTTTGAAGAAATTATGAACAATTATTTTAGTAATATTGGAAACGGATTGCAATGTTTAAAGTTTGAGATTAGTGAAACAACTGGAAAAACTATATTGCGATGTAAAAATAAATATGATGGTGATTTGGATGATGAAGACACATCGAAAATTATAGATGTGTATGATAAAGATCATACCTATTATAGTCCAAATTTTAATTATATTTTAGATTTTGGTTTAGACCAGCATAGAGATAACGTGATGGAAGAAAATTGTGGCTGGAGCTTGGGATTTAGAAGTGATATTTATTCATTAAATAGAGAAAGTATTTTAGAAGATAGTTTTCATAGTACTCCAACAAAAATTTTACGTGGTTTTGTTGAAAGTGAGGGAGCATATGGGACATCTATGAACAATTATTTTTTTTTGTCTGTAGACGATTTTAACCAAAATTTTAAAAACTCAATCATTGCTGACCAAAATAATTCTATTTTAGGATCAACTTTTATTGCTCGAATTCCAATTTCTGCGCCATCAAATAGCATCATGAATGATAACGGCGGTGACCGCATATTTAAAACACGTGAATATTTCGGTCCGGTGAAAATAGAAAGATTAAAAGTGCAAATAGTAGATAAATATGGAAAAAAAATAAATTTGAACAAGAATGATTTTTCATTTACTTTAGAGTGTACACAAATTTACTAAATAATGAATTTACTAAATAATGAATGAATGAATGAATTAAAATTAATTTAATTTAATTTAATAGTAATATATATAAATATGAGTAGTGCTCCAAAAGCTGAGGTATTATTTAATATCCTAACATCGGTTGGAGATATATCAGCTGTCAATGTTACCGGTTCATTTAACGGCGGGGATTTTGTGCAAATTGTTGCAACTTTTGATCCTTCGTTAGCTGTAACACCCCTACCTTCTATTACATTAGATCCTTCTGGGTCTGTTGTAAGTTTGATCGAACAAAAAATGACATTGTCGTCAGACACAGTTTATTATTACAATTATTTAGTGCCAACTAGTGGTGATGGTTATCAAAATATTACTTTTACAGAAGGTCAAAATCTTTCAGGAGAATTGATCCAAACCGCATTTGGAGGTGTTTCGGGTAGCCGATCATTTTTTGTTAGTGATAACAATACTCCATTTTTGAACACTATCGCTATCACAAGTGATAATAGTTATAGTCCTTTTTATGCTATGTTGGGAGATGTAGTAACTCTTAATTTTAATGCTTCTGAACCATTAAACATTGATACAGATCCCAGTGTTAATTTTAGCGTGGGGGGGGCGTCTGTTGCTGGGTCGATAACTACAACAAAAGTTGGGCTTACGAACTGGCGTTCGAGTTTTACTTTAGAGAGTGGTGATGCTGATGGTGATGTAAGTTTTAATATTGAATACAACGATTCAGCTAATAACGTAGGAGTTTTTGCATATGATAATGACGTATCCAATTTAATAAATGGTGCAGTTGTATACGATAACACATCTCCTATAGGTACATTATCTTTAACCAATACAACTTATAATGCTTGGCCAGGACCTTTTAAAAATGGTGATGTTGTAAGATTAGGTGTTACATTTAACGAACTCATGAATACAGATATTCTGCCACAAATTCGGTTAAGCAGTAGCGTTTCAGGAGAAATATATGTGGCCCCTCAGGATTTAGTAAAAGACAATACCTTAAGTACAGGTACACAAGATGTGTATTATTATGATTACACTACAAGTTCCGCTATACATGATACCATCAAGGCATCATTGCATTCTGGTTTAGATCGTGCTGGTAATTCTATTCAAACTGATAATAGTGGTTTTACTACGGATGTCAATCGTACATTTATTATTGATAATAGTGCTGCGGTTTTCCAAATTCTAGCTATACGTTCGGATAATAGTTATGATACTACTTTGGTAAAAGCAACTGAAAGAGTATTTATTGATATGTCTTTTAATGAAGATTTGAGCGCTTTGACCGCAACTATTGGTGGTGTTGCCGCTAGTTTTGTACAAGATATAAGTTCTGCTGGTCGAAGAGTATACACTGCTTTTCGTGATATGGCAGCTAGTGAAGCTAATCGCGACTTATCATTTAGTGTAACAGCGACAGACAAAGCAAGTAATGTTGTTATTAGAGGTGTTGGTGCACCTGATGTGTCGTTTACTCTAAATGGAATTGACCAAGCCGCTCTGTCGCTTGATGCAAGTAGTACTAATTTTTCCAATGTTAGGTTCAATAAGACGAACCCATATGTAATCGATCTTTCATTTTATTCAAATAATACTTATTTTGATACTTTGGCAACAAATTTAAATACAATTACTGCCGAATTCGTAACAACAGAACCAATTTTGGACCCATCTGGGTTAGTATTTTCAGTAAATGGCACATCCTTATCTAGTGATATTAGTTATGCAGAAGCTACTGATGGTTCATTACACTGGAGAGTATATGCCGATGTTAGTGTAAATGATACTACTCAAGGTGATATTAGTTTTAATGTGTTACTCACTGATTTAATGGGAAATACGCGAAATATTACATTAGCAGATGTGAGTTCTTCATATACTGGAGCAGTAGAATTAGATAATGTGGCGCCTATTTTTCAATTAGTGAAGATGTGGTCTAGTAACGTCGATACAAGTAGTCATGCAAAAGCAGGTGAAATATTATATCTTGATTTATCGTTTAACGAAAATGTATTGCTTGGACAAACTGACGCAAGTTTCTTCGTTTCAGGTTATGATATGAGTGCCGCGACCATAACCACAACATATTTGAATAATGTTTCTAATCAAATACAAGCATATTTCACCCTGAATGCGGATCATCGTGAAGGCAATGTAGATTTGTCTGTTATTACTACTGACAGAGCTGGCAATATCGCAACAACTCAATCATTAGCTGGAACAACATTGCTAAACGTGAATTTTGACAGAACTGCACCAATAATTAGTATACAAGATTTTGGGAAACTAGCGGGAACAGCACAGGATTTAATATATCAAGTTCGTGAAGAAAATCAGGTTCGTTTACAATTTACCAGTCACGAAACATTACGCAGTGATTTAAGTTTATCATTTAAGAGTAATGGAGTACTAGTTACAAACCCTGTAACTTTAACTTCATCCGGAAACACTTATACTGCATTATACGACGCATCGCTAGGCGATACTGAAGGGTTTATTACATTCGATATTAGTGCAACAGATGTAGCTGGTAATGTAACAAGTTATGCTACAAGTGAAAGTGATGCCAGAATATCGACAACTGATGTGTCATTGGGATTCAATCTACAACCACGAGCAGCAATTACTTACACAGATCTTAGTATGGATATTTCTGCCTCAACAGCAACAGGACCAATGTATAAAAACAGCTCAGGAATTAGAATTAACGCATTATTTAGTGAGCTTTTAAACGTAACAAGTGGAGAACAACCAAGAATTACTATTACAAATACTCCAAATACAGACAGCGTAGTTAATGCACGATTGACCCAAGGATCTGATGCTAGAAATTGGTATTATGACTATTCGGTTAGTGCAGGAAATTACGAATCATTGATTACTTTCACTGGTGGGCGTGCCAATGGGGATAATGATCCAGTAAAAACAAATCCTACATCCGGAGCAAGCTTTTCAGTCGTAAATGAACCAAAAGTAACTTTTTCTTATAGTCCTTACTTTGATCCTTTTGTTACAGGTTCGACAACAATTAGAGCAACTTTTGATAAAGATGTATGTAACAGCAGTACTGGTGTATTTGTAACTACCGGCGTTCATGATGTCAGCGCAGTAATGATACGCGATAGTGCTAATGTATACAGATATACTTATACAATACCTCAAAGTAGAAGTGGAACACAAACAATTAAACTATTTGGATTACAAGATTTATTAGGTAACGATGTAAGTGATGGTCGTTATTTTGATAATAGTTTTAATATTCACAATAACAGAAATTTCTATGTTTCTGGATTTAATAAAGATATTGCAATGACAATAAGTGGTGCGCTAGAGACAGGTCCACAAGCATTAGACCAAGTAGATGTAAGTGCAACAGCATATGTGTATATTAATAAAACACGTTTGAGTCATGCATTCCATTTTACAACAGATGCAACTGATATTAGTGATAGTGAACCAGGAACAGATGTCCAATTTGATATTAGTACAGGTTCGTTCATAAATTTATTTAATAATACAGAAAATTCTGTTTTAGGAGATGCTCAAGTAGCATTTGATACAACTTCATTTGCGGATATACCTAAAGTTTCAACAACATATAAAACAGATGCAGCAGGACAACAATTTTCAACAGGAACACGCGGTATTAAATATGATATAGTTAGAGATTTAGCCCAACAATTGTTTAATACTTATCATGCAGCAGATTTATTCCAAAATGAATCTGATTTAAGAAATAATATACACGATATAATTAATAATCTCGTAGATAGTAAAACAAGAGGTATTGCGAAAGTGGTAGAAGATTGTAGCAGAAATCTGTATGATCAAACAAGTCGTGAAAATATTGGCAGTGAACTTTTAAGACAAATGATTAAAACGTCAGGAGGGTCGTTAACTTTAGTACGCGACCCTAGTGGTTGTACAACAGAAATGTTTTCAAGTGATGTTTCCAATGTGTATTACATGCCTTTCGAAAATAATGATGTTATTCAATTCATTTTGAATGTTGCGAGTGCACCTAACCAAAAAGAGTTGATTGGAGGAACTGGCGAGACACATCGCAGATATGACATTCGTTTAATTGCTAGTCCAACTCCAACGGGAGATAATTTCGATGCTTCCAATAACGATCTTTAAATAAGAGGGATTGTATTGTAAGAATAGAATATAACTAAACAAGTAGTGAAAAATTTATAATTAAAATATATTTAATTATAAATTTAAATGAAGAAGCAATAAAAACAAATACTATGAATAATAATACAATAGTAATATAATGGTACACATTTATTTGGAAAAATTCGATCAAGCAATTAGTATTGGAGAACACGCGTATCAAAGTAGTCAATTATCGTTAAAAGTAAAAGTAGAAAATACAATTAAAACTATTGAAGAGTTAAGTGACGAACAAAAAACAAATTTGAGCGAATCTATAAGAGATGAAATATATAACATATTAATATCTGAATTCGCATCATTAATAAAAAATCAAATTACAATTGATTATAAAATAGGAAGTATTGTGGTGGTTATTGACCTTAATACATCTAATTTAACTAATAATGTAGTTAATATAATTAATAATAACAAAACAACGATTGAAAACGAGATTGTAGCATTGTTTGTATTATACGATTTAATAGAAGATGAAGAAAATACTAGTATAACTTCTGTTGTTTCTACAAATATATTTAATCCAAATAATGCAGTTACAGACAATATAATATTAGATAATACGAGTATAAATGAAAATGAAGCCATTGGAACATCAATAGGGACATTGAGTATTCAAGATGAAGATTCGGCAAGTTTCACATTTACGTTGAGTGGTACTGATGCAGATTCTTTTACAATCGATGGCACTACATTAAAATCTGCTGTGGTATTTGATTATGAAACTAAGAATAGTTATTCTATAACTATACGAGCAACTGATGGTTCAACAACTTTCAACCAAAATTTTCAAATAAATATTTTAAACGTAAATGAAAGTCCAACGAATATATATTTGTCAAATAATACAATTTACGAAAATCGTTCAATAGGAACAATTGTGGGTCTTTTAACGGGGGAGGATGTTGATTCAACAAGTTTCACATTTACGTTGAGTGGTACTGACGCAGATTCTTTTACAATCGATGGTACTACATTAAAATCTGCTGTGGTATTTGATTATCAAACTAAGAATATTTATAATATAACTATAACCATAAGTGATGGTTCGACAACTTTCAGTAAAGATTTCCAAATAGATATTTTAAACGTAAATGAAAGTCCAACGAATATATATTTGTCAAACAATACAATTTACGAAAAACGTTCAATAGGAACAATTGTGGGTCTTTTAACGGGAGAAGATGTTGATTCAACAAGTTTCACATTTACATTGAGTGGTACTGATGTGGATTCTTTTACAATCGATGGTACTATATTAAAATCTGCCAGAGTATTTAATTATCAAACTAAGAATATCTATAATATAACTATAACCATAAGTGATGGTTCAACAAATTTCAGTAAAGATTTTATTATACGAATATTATATGTAAAACCGCCATTCACAGGTGGTAGTGGACCAAATGGACCAATTATTTATTCTGATATTAGACCTAGACCTAGACCTAGACCAGAACCAGAACCAGAACCAGATTGTCCTTCACTGCCTCCAATCGAAGATGTAGTTAATGCATATATCGATGTAAATATAGAAAAAATGAGGGAGACATTTAAATTTACAAAGAAAACAAATATGAGCATCTTGTCAAATTATACAGAAATTAAATATGTAATTGAACCTCAATATTTTTTGGAAGAATTGGCAAAACGCGTTAGTTCTGCATATACAAAATATTCTGATTTCAATAATAAAGATATAAATAAAATATTACAAGAATCCGAATACAATAGTGAAAATAACACACTTACCAATGATATGATGAAACATATAAGTCAAGAATTATTTAATAATTTTCATTTAACTGATTTATTCAAAAATTATGATCAGTTAATTCATTATTTAAATGATTCTTTACAAACTATGGTTAATACTGGGTGTGATAATGTGTTTAATGATACGTTTATGAAGGGTCACGAAATGACAAATAGTTATCATGAACGTTATCATGAAAATAATATAGGTCATACAATAATAAAATATATGTATGATAGCGAACCATTAAGATTAGGTAATATTTATGATTTTATAAAAGAAAGTTATGATCGCGATGACAATGTTGTAGATATTGTATCAATAAATTCAGATAAATTATCTTTGTATTGCTCTCCTTTTGAAGAAAATGACACCTTACATTTTTATTTAACAATTAATGCCCACGAAGATCAAAAACATTTGGTGAATGAAGAAGGACAGATAAGTCGTAGATATAAAATAATTTTGGTGATGAAACCAGCTGAATATTTTGAGAAAGAAGATGATGAAACCGAAAACCTTGCAAATTTGGAAAAAATGGGTTTTCAAGAAATAATGGAAATGCAAAAAATAGAAAAGGAAATGCAAAAAAATATGATAATGAAAGTTTTTTCAAACCAAATGCAAAGAAAACCAGGTTTATCAACAAATAAAATAACTCGTGATAAAATAGAACAACTATATAAAATACAAAGGGCTCGAAAAAAACAGAAGACCAAACAAAATCAGCTATTACTAGGAAAATACTTATTAAAACTAAATGGGGTAAAAAATATCTATAATAAAAAGCGTATTATAAAGCGACCGCAACCAACAAATACATTTGAAGTTGCATTGCCGGTCAAAGAACAAAGAGATAAAAATAATAAAAATAATTATAAAACGACGCAGCAAAATCTGGTAGGATTAACCTATTATAAAAAAATACAATTGGAAATAACTGATATACGTCGTTAAAATAATTAAATAAACATTGTATTTAATTATTCATAAAATTTAATTTTAGCACATGAAATTAATTCTTCTACAATAATAAAGATATTTTCATCATTATTTTGAATATTCAGGTTATCGTTATCTTCCCTTTTAATATTGTTACGTGTATTCATTAATGGAATATAACTATGCATTTTTGTTTGAATGTGTTTTTGTGAAGATGGATTGTTCATGAAATGCAATTTTTTTAATAATAAATTTTTATCTTCCATGTTATGTTTATTTGTATTATCCTTACTAGTAATATTGTTGACGTTGTTGGTTTGTTTATTGGCACCTTCTGAGCGAAGTCGTCGTTTTTCGCGTATATTATTAAGTTTAGTACTAAATTCAAGTTTCATATATAATATAAAAATATAATTTTCTATTAACTAATTTATTAATACAATAAAAATATGTAATGCAATTATTTACGAGAAAAAGTTTCTGGTAATATAGTATCATGAAAAACAATGAAAAAAATAGTCAATACAAATGGTTAAATACATATCATATTTCAAAAATAAAAGAAGCATTTACAAAAAATTATTTAACATTTATAGTCATGTTTGCATCATGTGTTATGTTATGTTATGAAAACATTGGTCTAGGTTTAATGTATTATGTTTTTTGCACACATTTAAGTTATTTTATACATATTTTAGCGCACGAAGATAGTTCAAAAACAATAAACGTTGTCCACGAATATCATCATAACTATATTGATAATTACGGACATTATTTGCAAATATTATTGGAATTATCTACAGCAATATTACCTATATTTGTTATTTACATGTTTACCGGTCGGTTATATATAAAAAACACATTTGAACCATATGTAATATTCATGTTTAGCTTATTTTATTCATCAATCCACAATATAAATTACTCAGTATTACATGTTAATAAAATTCATGAAAATCATCATAAAGATTGGACAATAAATTATGGTCCGGATATTTGCGATGTTCTTTATGGAACAAAAGAAAACTACGAAGAATTAGAAAATACATCACATTATATACCTAATTTATTAATATGTACGATGATTGCAAAATTTTTACAATATAAAATACCTAAAATCGAATATAACTTGCAACAAAATCTTTATTCTATTGTGAAAATGTTGTACTTGTTAAGTTATGTTGGTTTAATAATTTTCAATCAAACATTATTAATGAATGATGAAAAAAAACACTTGGATATCTTTAATAATGAAGTAGCAAATTTATTGAACAAAATAAAATTAGCGCAATTATTTTAAGATGAACAAATAATATATTGTTTCGAATGGTCAATTATATGTGAAATATTAATATTTGCATTATCGTCATTATAACAATTATCTTCATAAAGATATATATCATTAATAATAGTTTTTACGTAATTGTCAACGTGATATTGTAGAAATTTCAACCCATCGTAAAATTGTTCTAATGGAAATTTTTTACTATAATTAACTTGTGCACCGAGAAATGGGATGGTAAGATAGATATAATTATCGGTAATATTTACTTCAAATAATTCTAGCTCAAAATGTTTACGATATAATTTGATATTGTTATCTTGATTAACACATTCCCATTTTAACGTATGAAACATTGTTTTTATTTGTTTAAAAATTTCATTACTACAATATACAATTGAAGACATATAATAACTCTTGTACCAAATAAAAAAGAGTTTCAATTTTATTATTAAATTACATGTTAAAAATCTAAAAAGTGTTTACTAGTTCATCATCCTCCTCCTCTTCATATTCGCTTTCATCGCAACTATCATATGTATAATATGCTCGAACGTTTTTTAATGGTGCATGCAAGTATTCGTTGGCGTGACTCATTCTACGAATCGCTGGTACTGGAATTCGCTCAAATGATTTTACTGCACAGGAAATGACATCTTGTGAAAATGTTTTCATGTAGTTGGTGAGTTCCCTTACTTGATATTCGAAACTAGCCGGTGCAACAAGGGCAAGATTCTTTGGTGGAATATTTTCCTTGTTATGTGCATCAGGGACCTTGAGCAATTTCTTCAAATAGGTGGTGCTTTTCCAATTGACATTGTTGCCCGCTTCCATGCTGTCTAACGATGCGTCACTGGCCGAACCATCACTAAGCGTAATATTGCTCATTTGCGATGTTGGTGTGCAACGTCCAGCTTCCATGTCATCGAGACTAACGAGTGACTCATTCGAAGGAAAATTTGTTGGTGAAGGCAGATTGGATCCGTAATTGCAGCAATATTTTGGCGTATGACCGCAATCACCACACTTGGTGCATTTATTGGAAAGAAGATTGGGACAAGTCACGTGCATATTCTCACCATAACCCTGTTTCATGTAATGTGAAGAATATATAGCTTCACCCTTACCAGCGTTGTAGCAGAAGCGACAAAAAGCGCTATTCATAGTGATTTGATATATTTGTGAAAATATTGTTATTTCATTTGTTTGTATTCTCTCTTTATAATCATAAAAATTTCAATTTTTTTTAACATAAACTAGAAATAAATTGAAATTTTTTTCAGAAAAATGGGGAAACGCATATAAATAAAGAACAAAAGTTCCGTTAAAATGATTACGATTCGCAGAAAAGTTAAAAATAACGAAAAAAGTCCGTTGCAACGCTTTGAAGCGTTTTTGGATCAAGCATATTTGAACAAACCCAAACATCAACTAGAAGGTCTTGAATGGTGTGCGTCCAAAGAAGCGATCAGAAGCAAAGGAGGTATTATTGGCGACGAAATGGGTATGGGAAAAACAATCATAATGCTTGGGCTTATGGTAAGTGTATACAAGAAGCACACATTGGTCATTTTACCGAAAGCATTGATTAACCAGTGGGCAAATGAGATCCAAGACAAATTGCATCATAAACCATACATTTTGTATGGTGCACACAAGACCAAGAATTTATCCCGCAATATTTTGGAAGACAATCATATCATTCTAACTACATATGGCACATGTGTATATCTCGGTATGGATTCCGAATTGCAGAAATTCAAGTTCGGTCGCATAATTATTGATGAAGCGCACCATTTGAAAAGTGAGAAAACCAAAACGTACCAAGTAATTAACAATCTTCAGAAAGATGTGCTATGGTTGCTTACTGGAACACCAATCCAAAATAAAATTCAGGATTTATTTCGTCTGTTTGATTTGTTGGAAATTCCGCGCGACGATTACAAAGATATCGATAAGTTGCCTGGAATTCTGCAAAAACATATGTTGCGTCGAAAGAAAAGTCCTAGCACCATTGTCCTTCCCGATTTGAAAGAATACAAATGTGGTGTTAATTGGGAGAACGAACGTGATGCTGAAACAAGCAAAATATTCCATCAGCGTTTCAGTACAATGATTGCCTCAGACCCAACTACACAAGGGTTGTATTATGGTATGAATAAAAATGCACTTGTTGCAACATTACATGCTCAGATGCTCTGCGTAAGTCCCTATCTATTAGAACATAAAATGAAGCGTTATTATGACCTCAATGATGATGAAATGCCAAGTGATAGCGAATTTAATTTCTTTTCGAGCACGACCAAACTGGATGCGGTTGTTGATAAAATTAGCAACAACCACATCTTGGAACCTTCGCATAAAAAGTTAGTATTTTGCCATTTTCGCAAAGAAATGGATTTGCTTCGTGATAAGATGATAATAAAAACCAATTTGCATTGTGAATTATATCATGGAGGGTTAACATCAAAGCAGCGTTCCGATCTTATTGAAGAAAGTCCTGATGTCCTAATACTGCAAATTCGCAGCGGTTGCGAAGGATTAAATTTACAGCAATACAATGAAGTGTATTTTGTAAGTCCTTGTTGGAATCCTTCCATTGAAGCACAAGCATTGGCGCGATGTTATCGTATGGGACAGAAGAAAGAAACACATGTATATCGATTTTACATGAAAGATTTTGTAGAGCAAAATGAGGAGCAAGGAGAGCAAAACGAAATCCCTTCAATGGATAGTAATATAGAAACACGTCAAGAAATGAAAATCAAAATCGTTGAAACGATGGATTCAATGTGCACTCAAACAATTTCTTCAGGTAGAGATTGAGTTGAATGACTATTAATTTCACTATTGATTTCTTCGTTTTGTTGTAATGGTATAGTAGAATTAGAGTTATTTTTGTAATTAATATTAATCGAATGATTTTTTTTCTCGTAAAAATGAAATGGATCTAGTAATTCACGTATAAATGGATTTAATTGTTCAGGGTGGATATCATCATTCTTTTTGAAACAATAGAAAACCCAATAGAACAAGGAATGGTGGTGTTCTGCATTATTCATTTCTTGCCTGAATATTTGGTCAATGACAGAATAAGAAGATTTAATTAATAAAATTTCATCAAAAATCGCTTCTTTGTGAGCATATAATCTTTTTAGATGGTTATATTGTGTTGGATTCAATCCCTTTTCACGTTGTATTGCATTGTAAAAGCGAATTCCATTTTTGATATTTTTTAATTTGTTTATCATTTTTTTACGATAATCATCTATTTTTTTAATAATTGAGAATACATTTGTATTATAAATGATTGGATATTTATAACGAATATTTCTAGGGATAATAAATTGGTTCGTTTCTTTGATTTCACCTATTTTTTTTTCTACATCGTCTAATTTTACTTTCATTTCTTTTTCAAGGGAGCTAATTTTGTTTTTAATTACTTTAACATGTTCTTGGTTGTATTTATCGCCATGTATATTTTTAAACAATAACACGGAACCCGAAGTGAATTCCATGGATGATTGTAATTTATCATATTGGTGTGAAGATGTTTTATGAGCTTCTGATGAAGCGTCTAGTTTGAAGTAATTAACTAGTGAAAGCAAAAATGCAATGGTTGCGTTAAAAGATGCTATTAATGTAGTTTTCAAATATGTATCCATTTTTACGCCCGAAAACACAGTAGCCAAAGCAGATAAAAATATAGCAGGCATCATTAACAGATTTAATGCTAAATCACATGAATGTTTTGACTCCATGTAAATAATTTTTTGTCCTTTCAAATAACTAGCAAGAATATCTAAAGCAGATGATAGATTATGATTTACATCAAAATAATATTTATTCATAGATTTTTCTACTGCACGATACGTTAGTTTTTTATATTTTACAGAATAAACTAAATTATTTTCTTCTTTTCGCCAGAAATGATTTTCATTTGACTCGTGAATGTTCAATTCATCCTTACTATTATCACTATTATCATCATCTAAAGAACTATATGAATCTTCCATATCACTATTGAGTTCACTATTTATTTCGCTGTTTATTTCTTGCATTACTTTATTTTCAAGATAATTGTTTTCAATTGAACCAAAGTTTTTATTAAACCCATTGTTTTTTAATTGTATATATTCGTCTCTAATACCAAGCATAATGTGGCGTTTATTTTTTCGAATCAATAAATTAGTAAGTTTTCTCCATTTATTATCATTGATAGTTAATAATTGAAATTGTTGAAATGAACCATTACGTAAGTTTGAAATATTATAGAACATTATTAAATATATATATAATATTTTATGCTTCTTGTCTTTGATTAAAACACGACGAGTTATTTACTTTATTTGGAAAAATCGGTGTTTGATAACATCCTGCAATTTTTGAACGTGTTGCAGTTTGAGCTGTTTGATTTAAATAGTACAATTCATTGTTATTACAATTATTGGTAATGCGTAATTTTTCTATATAGGATGATTGACCATGATTTTGTGGTATATTATGGTCAGGTTGTACAACACTAAAAGGATACGGACGACTAATATGGCGAAAACGATTTGCTATCATACCTCTGGTATTTTTTACTGGTTTTTTTACAATTGTTTCGTCATTCTTGCAGCAATTCATAAACATTTCTTTTTCTACAATCAGACCACCTGAACCACGAACACCACCATTGCGCGATGAATTGGGAACCTTATTTTTTTTACTTAGTGATGTTTGACCAATATAAGAAGTATTGCGCAAATTTCCTGTTAATGAAAACCCGTGTGGTTGATTATGTGAAACTTTATCGGTATAACGGGTTTGACTAATTTTTTTTAATGTTGCTAGTGACATATATATATTATGATTAATAAAAAAATTGAAATAAAAAATATTTATATATTGAATAGTATAAATAGCTAAATAGTTAAATAATTAGAAACATGTGGGAACGTGGATTAAAATTTGACAAACATTCTACTAAGATAAAGAAATGCGTCGATGAAGAACAAAATTATCCTAGACGTAATCGTGAACCAGAACAAAATTATCCTAGACGTAATCGTGAACCAGAACAAAATTATCTTAGACCTGTTCGCTTAACGCGAAAGGATAAATTTATAAAACCACCAAATCTAATTAATAATAATGATGAATTTCCTGGTTTAAATGAAGTCAAAGAACAAAACGAAGAAAAAACGGATGAACCAACAAATTTTTATGCCGAAATGTGTAAGAAAACGAGTGAAGAAGATATACAACGAAAAAATGAAGATTTTCAACCAGGTTGTATAGGTTTTAAATACGATAAGAAAACACATGAAACTACTTATACGCGAGATGGTATTGAATATTATCCAATGGAAAAATATCGCGAAGAATGTAAAGTTGATGAAGAAAAACGTAGTATGGAACGTTTCCAACATTCGTTAAAAGAATTGGAAAGGCGTTATGAAGAAGAATCACAATTGCATTATGAACTATATGGTGAACTAGATGGCTATGCAATAGCCAAAATAGAACGTGCTGAATATGAAGAATACGCTAAACAATTTGAAATCGACGAAACAGAAGAACAACAAAATCATAGCGATTATGAAGAAGATTATTATGATTCAGATATGTCGGCTGAAAATTAAATTTAAGCGTATTGTTTGTATATTTTATATTTTTTATGTTAAAATATACAAAGTTAAATATTAGCTCATACTAACAATGAAAACAAAAATAGAATTTTTTTTTTGTTTCGTAGATAATACAAAAGATGATGATTCATTGCCAATACAATCAATAGAATATGTCCGCAACAAAACATTAAGTTACGATGACAAAACAGCGTCGATTAGTAACGAAGAACTAATCTATTTATTTAAAGAAAACAAAGAAAATGGATATAATTTTGACGATGCGTGGATTTATAATCATTATAGTAAAAAATTCGAAAAGATCAATTCAAACGACCCGCAAGATTTTTTTAATAATCACTATGTTAATACAATTTGTGTTTTTTACAAAGAAAAATGTGAAGTAAAGCCAGAAAACAAAACTCGCAAAATTAATTATAGCACAAATCATAAAAAAACAAAGAAGAATATACAATTACCAATTAAATTACTATAATATAAATTAAATATCATCGACGTCGATATCGGCATCATCTTGTAAAAATGTTTCATCTTCAGCTGTCATTTCAAGTTCCTTTTCTATTTCATTTGCCAATTTATCATTATATTTATTATCATTTGAAAATTCGAAATCAGCGTCATCATTATCATCTACACTCGAAGCTAAACCCAAATTTTCTATTTGTTTGAACATATTCCAATTGATGTCAACAACTTCATTTTTTAACTTCTTGATTTCATTATCGTTATAAACTTCAATCAAGTCACATTTACTATTTACGGCATCACAATTTGTTTCCCATGAACGCTTACCGACAATAACATATGTTCCCATTGCAAGATTATTATCACGCTTCCCCCGCCCTCTAAATTTATTGCGGATAATACATATGCGTTGAACATTATCGCATCCTAGTACATGACACATGCCGTTGCCGAGCATTTTGCTTACACATGCATATATTTCGTCTTCGTCTTGAGTAAGCCGAAGTTTGTTTCCACCCTTTGTATAGCTGGAAACATACTTTCTTCCTATCTTCTTGCTGTTTTTACCTCCGAAATTCTTTACCATGTTTTCTATTAATATATATGGTACAAAAAGGATTTATTAATTTCAATTTTTATTTTTATTTTTGCGTGTTTTCTTATTTTTCTTAATGCGTTTCTTGTTTGTTTTGTTTTGTTTATTCGCATAATTATATTTCTTACCTTTTTTAAAAAAATGTAGTATATCTTGTTTTTTAGTTAAATATGTTTTTAAAAACGGGCGATAAAAATTGCGAAATAATCGTTTTTTGGAAACAAGATCTTTTTCAGAAAACCACATAATATGTTGCTTTTCAAAAACATGGTGATCAAATATAATAGAACGCATTAAATCTTCGGGTAAATGTTTTAACAAAAAATCATAATGGTTATTATAGTAAAGAGGTAAATTTTCATCATAATTAACTAAAATCATAAAAACATGGTAACGTTCAAATGACAATTTATAATATTTGTTTTTTTTTAAATGTTTACGTATTTCATTTTTATTTCCAATAAATCCGTGCAACTCTTCACCTCCTTCACGAATTGCAGTTTGAATTGGAGTTTCACCGGGATCTGTACCTCCACCAAAATCACTATATCCTTGTGTATCATCAAATTTGCTTTCCTTTCCAAATAAAAAGTATAGTTTATTATTAACTATAGCTACTGGTAATATACCTGCTCCCATATATTAATAATACAAAATAATTAAAATATCACGTATACTATTAGTATTGGTATAATGTTTCACAAATAATTCCAAACGACCAATTTGCTCCATTTAAATTAACAATATTTCCTTTATCGTCCATTAATCTGATGCGTAGACGATTAATATTTACTGGTCCAAAATAATTGCGAACATTTGACTGAAGAGAACCACCAAATTCTATAAAGGGGTTCCCTGTATCACCATGTTTAATTGGCATAAAAGCAAATACATCTGTTGTAACAGGAGCATTCGCTCTAAAATTAGAAGAAAATGTGTCCTTGTTTTCTTGAATTTGGTTTAATGCATATAATTGACTTTGTGTCATTTGTCTGGGTGATTCGGGTAGAAATTGTAGACCATTGTTACTATTTGTTGTTGTAGGTATTGTAGTATTAAAATAAGATGGCATTTTTAAACTTACATTTGGATTATCGTAAACATTAATTAAACCACTATTCACATGGTTTTGATTGAAATCATCTAAAATAACCAATAAATATTTTGGTCCATATAAATCAACAATCCCTTCGCTTTTTATATTTGCAGTATTAGTACTAGTGTTTAATGCATATTCCATTTTTTGAAATCCCATTAAAAAACCTAGATTGTTGTTTGTTTTTGCATTTAAAAAACGCGTGAAATCGAAAAAGGTAATTTTATAATTGTTGGTTTTATTAGAGGTATGGTGTATAATTGACATTTTAGCGTTATTGCGATTATACTTAAATTCAATATTTTTCGTGTTTATTTCGTTGTTCAATGTTTCGTTGATTACTTCTGCTAACTCTTGAGGTTTATAATTTCCAGGTTCAATGACAATTTTGGTATCATTTACGTAGAAAAAATTAGTACCAATTGCATCATCTATGGTATACCACGTATATGGTATTTGTAGTGAAAACAGGCGCATGTTAATTAAATCATTTAATGGTTCGGATAAATCCATATTGAAATCGGTTGGTGAAGACGGATTTTCATCATTATATACTTGTCTATATTGACTATCGATGACTAACATGCGCGAAATGGTATTTTTCAAAGTAGGATTTAATTTATCTTGTGCTACTTTAATTTCAGTATGCTTATTATTTTCTGTATTTCGCGATATTAATAATTTTTCTTTTAAAAAAGATTCGCGCTCTTCATCATCAATATATACACTTGGTTCATCGTCACCTGATAGTTGTTCACCACTTTCGTAATGGTCAATTACACGTGATTTTACTTTTTGAAAAAAATCAATTAGTAGAATGTTATTATCATTTGTGAATTTGCGAATATATTGGTCCGTTTTTGCTAAGATTAAATTCGAACTATCAAATTCATTTACTTCTAAAACAAGAAAAATTTCTCCTATGCTATAATTTTCAATATCCAAATCCATTTTAGTGTTCATACTATAAAATAACAACAAATATTTTAATTGTTATTTTATATAATAATTAAATTGAAAATTATTAAATATAATTTTTATATATTTTCTTCTATGTTACCATGACGTTTCATGAACATGTGTTGAAGTGGTGTTAATAAGGCAACGTCATCATGATCTCGCAAATATAAACATACATTCTTATTAGACAATACTTGTATTCCATGACCTCTCTTCAAGTGGCGTTTTCCTTTGAAACATATATTTTCCAAATGATTAATTACATTTTCTATCTCAATCGAAGTAAATGACGAACAATCTACACGATAATTACTCGAATAACAATAACGATTATAGTTTGAGTCGTTATATATATTATATTTTTGACATTCGTATACGTTAGGTACAATACTAATACCCATAATTTTATTTTGGCTATTATTCATCTCCAGGACAATAAAATTGTCATGTTTGTCATAATTAGATTTTAATGGAACTGGAGTATTATATACCCAAATACCATCATTCTTCTCTTTATTGAATGATGAAACCTCCTTAAATGTTTCTTCGTTGAAGCGAGTAACGGCAATATACAACATATTCTTAGATTGCAAACGTTTATTAAAATGAAGAGAAAATCAATTTTTGTGAAAATAATATATCAGTTATTTATAGATGAACAAAACCAATTATTTTACTCCATCAACCTCTTATTGTTGCATTCAAAATAGGTTCACCATGTTTACAAGTAAACCAACTTCTCTTCATGGGGGAAAAAGAGAACCCAATGGAATAAGTACGAAGATATTTGATTCAACAAGTTATCAATCTATTGCAAGTGATAGTAAAATGGGTGGTGAATTGGCTAAAACAATTATTTCTAAACCGCGAAATGATTTAGAAGCAACAAAATACGAATTCTATAAAGATGCGTCGCAAGTTATTCGTAAAAGAGCAACAATAGCTCAAAATCAAAACAGACGTTCTGTATTGGCCAATAAAGAAATACCAAGCAATGCCGAAAACCAAGCACTTCGTCGTGTGAGAAATCGTGGTTATGTTGTTCCAAAAAAGGTTCAAAATAGACCAAATAATTATTAAACATTAATCTAAAAATATAGTATTTTTATTCAGTTCCAATAACTGGATTTTAATTTCTTCTGTATAAACCCCATTTTTTAATATAACAATAGAATCTTTGTCTTTTAATACTAATGGTGATAAAATTAAATGGTCATAACCATAAAAATACCTACCTTGTTTTTCAACACAATTATCTAGTATTCCTTTTATATTTAATTTATTAGATAATTTGTGCAATAATAAATTATTATTATAAGAAGCACCAAATAAATAAACATTTTTATTATTATCGTTTACATAATCTATCCATTTTTGTATACAATTATCATAGTATGTAATATTATCTATAAATTTTGCTTTTAAATTTAAATTGTCTGTTGTAAATATGTTATTGGTTAATGTATATTTGCATTCACGCGATTTTGCTTTCTGAACTTTAAAAAATATACTATGATTTTTATAGAATGATACATCTATTATTTTAAAATTAGTTTGTTCCAACATTTCTATAATATTGGTTACACTATAAAATATATTATGTTCAAACATAACACCAAAATATAGTGAAATATTATTTTTCATTATATATTCCATATTTGGTATACCAAATATCATAAAACCATTTTCTTCTAGTATATTATAGCAATTAGTTAAAAAAGGAATAGGATAATATATATGCTCAAATAAATGCGAGTGAACTATTAAATCGATGTTAAAATTAAATGAGCATTTTTCATTAAAAAATTCAGGTATACAACGAATATTTTTATTTTCATCCTGAATGTTAACATTGGGATCCATTATATTCCATGTTTTATAATCACTACATTTTAACGCTAATTTTCCAGACGGACAACCTATTTCTAATATATTTTTTTCTTTAATATAAGGTTCTAATAATTCTGTAAATTGATTAAAATAATTTTTCCAGGTATTTCCAATCACCTGATAATTATGCCCGGTTTCGTATAATATTTCCAAGTCAACTAAATTATTTAACTGAATTATATTACATTTATTACAATATCCATATGATAGATTTGAGTATTTAAAATTTGAATTTGTTTCTGAAGTTGTAAAAGAAATAGGAACATTATAATCCGTGTGTATGTTTTCATTCAAATTACTACATTTTATACATTCATTTCGTACAATCATGTAATAATATATATTATATCTATTTATATGCATATAAATAGATATAATATATATTAGATAGTTAGAATAAAACGTATGGAAATCGTTTATTATTTAATTTTGTTGTGTAAAAATTATCACTAAAATAAAGATTAAATTTATAACATGCATTATAAATTTAATAGATGAATTTACGATTTGAAACCATATTTATATCCAAATGGATCGTTGATGTAACTAGGATTACGTTCCAATTTTTCTTGCGAAGCATATATATCTTCTTTACGTTTTTTCGCAAATTCAGTAATTCCATGATTACTGGACGCTAATTTACCTTGTCCTTTTTTTAAGTAAGGATGTACGACCTTTGGTTTAGTGTCGTCGTAACTTTTGCCTTTATCACCCTTTTTGTTGGAATTGTGGTGAATAGGACTTCGAACTTCACTAACATTTTCGTTGTAAAAAGTCATATTAAATAAATAACCTATAAAAAAATTACCAAAAAAAATCATTCAAATAAGTGTTGGAATACGCATATATGTTTTTGAAAAATGATTTATAATATGATTTTTCTCTTCAGTGGTGCAAGAAAAGTATGAAAACCAAAAATCATCATTTTTTTCAATAGTATTTGTTAATTCTTCTTTCCATTGATGATTCATATTCACAATATTAGGAATATAAGATATAATGGTTGGTTCAATCATTTTCATGCGATATTTGAAACATTCTAATAGAAAAATAAAGAATAATGAACTTGTAAATGATTGCATTAAGAGAAATTCACCATCATCGTAATCATAAATAACATAATTATCTCTATTTGAAATACCGAATTCACCCTTCTTGTCATAGTAAGGAAATCCATACATTTTATGAGCTAAAACCAATTTAGGTTTATTGTGAAATACACATGGAATATTAGAATATTTATAAACAAGTGTTGGAAAATTGTCTCCATTTCGTTTTTCTAAAATACAACTATGAATATTTTTATTGAAATACATAGAATTTTTCTCTTCATGAAGAGAAACCTTTTTACTTGGCATATTGGAACGGACGCAATGTTTTTCTAAAGAACCATATTTTTGAGCCATAAGAAAAACACGTAAACACAAATTACTTGCATTCATAGGAATAGATTGTTTATTTTTATAAAGAGAAAATGGAACCATTTGATTAGAAATTGTATCGTAATGTTCAAATGTATAAAGCTTATGTTTTTTCTCTTCAAGTAAAAAAGATTTTTGCGCTAGGAAAACTGAACAAGGTGTTTGAGCTTGATAATGAAATAACATATTTACTTGTGTATTATTATACAATTTCAATTTTTTTAGTTTCGGTACCAGAATATCATATACACCATAAGAATCGTATTTGCACCATAATGAAGGTACAATCATATTCATATATCCATTATCTTTTAATATATGGAACCCCTTTTTTACAAATAGGGGCCAAATTGTTTTGGATTTCTCAAACACGTTTTTCTCTTCATGGTTAGTTGGAACTTGTTTTATATGATTCAAATGAAAGGGTGGATTTCCAATAACAACATCAAACAGAATATTAGGTTCCCATGTAAGAACATCGTGACAATAAATATGACATTTTTCACCAAATAATATTTTTAAATTATTCATGTATTCTTCTTGAATATCAATCATAAATATCATATTTTCTAAAATATGTTTACTTCGAATATGTTGATCGGGTATTTTAGTTGTTAATCCATTCATAAGTTTGTAGTATAAAACTATGGAAAAATATCCTGTACCACAACCCAAATCACACCATTTATAATTTTCATAGGTAAATATTTTCGCATCAAAAAGAGAAAACATGGTTTCTATAAAAGAAAATGAGGTAAATACGGCACCCATTGCCTGTTTGTGTCGGTTGGGAAATTTTTGCACTATAAAATCATAATTAGTGTGAAGAGAAATCTGTGGATTATTCATTGGTGCTAATATTGTATTACAAAAAAATATGACAATTATATTTCAAAAAAATGAATGTTAGAAAAACTATATCTTATTATATTATATGTTTAATCTAAATATCGATGAATATTCAAATAGTGAATTAGAAGAATTGTTTGGTTTGTCTGGAGTACATTATAGCAATGAAACTTTAAAGCAATCATATTTGCGCTCTTCGAATCAAGTAAATCAAACCGCTTTGTCAAAGGGTTTTACTTCGCAGACAAAAAAAAATACAACATTATTTTTAGAAAAAGTATATAATATACTAAATTCTAACATTAAAGAAACACAATCTATAGCACAACCAGCTAATCCGACAATATTTAGTAATACAAATTTTCCTGTTATCAAACCATTAACAAATATGCCTAATCCCAAAGAAATGATGGAAACACCAAATGCATCCGTAAGTAAAATCATTACTATCGATAGTCGTTTTCGCGATGATGGTTCAACACCAGCAAGTAATTTTGGTATAAGTTTCAAAGAAACTTTTAATAGAGTGAATAGTATCGAAATACAAAATTTATTTACACCTGATGTAATTATGATGATAAGTAATGGTTTAGGTAATAATTTTTTTAATTTAACCATTGGCAATGAAACAAAAACTATTATTGTACCTAATTGGAAACAATCGACATTTGATGAACCTTCATACACAAAGTATATTTATTACTTAAGAAAAGTGAAAAAAGAAATAAATAAACATGGTGGATTATTTCAACGTGTATCTTTTATTCCAGAAGAAATTGTGAATGAAGAAATTTTTGATATATTTCATTCGGATATTAATAATCCAATGTTTGCATCTAATCCAGATTTAATGGTTAGTAATTTAGTACTCGTTTTTGATGCAAATGGAATTAATTCTCCTGGAACTATTTCTATAGATTTTGGAAAAACTATTGACAATAAAGAAGATAGTAATACTATAAAACGTAAACTGGGCAACATATTTGGTTATAGAAAAGAAAAATATCAACAAAATATTACAGCAAATAGTTATAATACCATAGTAAGTGATGGACCATTCGATTTGAATGCAATTCGTTATGGTTATTTGGTATTAGATGATTATCAAAGTAATGGCGATTCCAAAGTATATTCGAATGATATTACTTACGATGGTTGTAAACAATTGCCAGCATCAAGCGGTAAAATATTATCAAAACTAGATTTTAGTAGAAATTCATCTGGTGCAGGTATGGATCGTTATACGGCTGTTCCACGAAATTACCAAGGTTCGGTAAATATAAATAAATTCCAAGTATCTATAATAGATGAATTTGGTCGAGTAATGGAATTTAACAATTCCGATTGGTCAATTACACTTATTTTGAATAGCAATAAGTAAATAAATAAAATTTCATTATTATAAATTAAATAATAATGAAATTATTTGCCGCACGCCGTGCAACCCGATGTAGCATATTGAATTCGTTGAAACATGGAACCATGTAAAGACGTATTATTACTAAACAACAAATTTGTACGTTCTTTATTCGATGGCTGACTTAATTTTTTTTGACTATTTACTAATTTTGTTGTCGACTTTGAAAAATCATTAGATGGTTTTCCAGTATATGAAAAAATCATATTGTTCATAATATGTTATAATGAGATTATTTTTTTGTTAATACACCAGCTTTCAATCTTCTTAAATATCTATCATAATGATTATGCTTTATATCACATCCAATGTATTTTAATTCCTGATTTAAAATGTGTGGTTGTTCATTACTAGGATAAGCGCGGTCGCTTTGATTATGCCATGGTTTGCATATTTTACCTTTTTTATTGCAAAAAGAAGCAAGTGATTTTTTATGATTATTCACTAAAGATGAAGGTTGATATGTTTTGATCGTCTTTACCTGTGGTCGGTTTTCGTTATAAAAAGTAAAGTTCATATTTAGATTTATATTTTGCTTGCGATGTGCATATATTTTTTCCTCTGGTGGACAAATATTTACGCATGGATTCAGTGTTTCGTGATAACGTCTTGTATATTCGGTCATATATATATATAAAATTGAAAAAAATAAATAGTGAAATGTATTAAAGTAATTTATACAAATATATTATGGAAGCTATTGACGATAAAATCCTAGAAAAACTATTCTCTAGTATACAAACATTACAAGATAAATATTGTCAATTGGAAGAAAAATGCAAATTTCTCGAAGATAATTTTCAACAAGCAAATGAAATAAATAGAAATAAAAAGGAACGCAATGATAATCACGAAGATTTTTCCCAACTAACAAAAAATACATCATATAGTGTCTTTGTTGAAGAAATCGAAATAGGTGACGAACATTTGCAAATTTATTATGATAATAGTTATGAAGATGCTTTTATCAAAACCATAGAACGTGTGTTGAGTTTTCAAGAATCAGAAGATATTCCATTTCATCGAAGTGAATCAAAAAAACTAATGTTTTACGAAAAAGGCAAATGGGAACAAATGACCAAAGTTCAAATAGAAAATTTTGTTTATAATATTCATACCAAGGTAATGCAACATGTTTTAACGTGGCAACAAAGTCATAATGAAGAACTTGAATGCAGCGAAAAAATGCAACAATGGTTCCACGTTCTGTTGAAAAAATTAACAACGAGACGATCATTTTCGATTGATAAAGTAAAGAAACGTATATCAAGTATTATGGAATTTAATAATAAGTTTGATTAATAAATCATAACCATTTATATTTTTTATTCACATATAATAATATGAAGAACCAATTACATATTGAATCAACTGGTAAAAATGCTATTTATGTAAATGGAAAACCAATTAGCCATGCAGAATATTATTTGGAAATACCTGGGACAGATAACGCAAAATTAGATGTAAAAGTAGATGGTGAACAATATGCTATTCGTGATTTTACTATTCGTGATTTAGAAAAAATGTTAAGAATGCCAGTACAACATAAACCAACACCATTTGCACGAACTATTTTCGATGAATCAAATAAATATATTGATGTGCCAAAAAGTAGTTCAAAAAGACGTAGTCGTGCTAGTTCACGAAGTCGCTCCAAATCACCCAAACGAAGTAGTAGCAGAAAAAAAACTACACGTAAAAGAAGTTCGAAAAAACGTTCGCGTAATTCAAGCAAACGTTCAAGCAAGGGGAAAAAATCATCGCGCAAATTAACGATTTATTAAAAGTATTTTAATACATGAATGTCTTGTGGAAAGATATGCATTTGTTTTATTTCCTCTTTGGTAACATAATTTATTTTACCATGTTCACGAACAATTAATGAATCTTCATTTTTTATTAGACCAATAAAAAAACGACATTTATATTTATTATGCATTATATAACTATAAATCTCATTTTGTATTTCTATTTCTAAATTCAGTTCTTCTACCCATTCACGCTTTAAACATTCTTCAATTGTTTCATTGCTTTCACGTTTTCCACCAGGGAATTCCCAATAATTTGCATCTTCTTTGTTTGACGGACGAAGGCCCATTAATATTCTATTTTCTTTGTTGTACATAATACCACAAGCGACTTCAATCATCAATTAACTTACTTAGCATATTCTCTTTAATTATAAAAATTGAATTTATTTAAGCAGTACAAAGGTGTTTATATAACAAAAATGGCGTTCGAATACTTGCCGAAAATGAATTTGAATATTGAGCATTTGAAAGATGTCAATGCTCATGAACGTGATAAACATATATTGTTTGATGAACCAACACATGTTTACACCATCTTGAGTGATCCAGGTCAAAAATATACGTCTGTGACTACATGGAACCATACACATTTTGAAGAATTTAATTCAGATAAAATCATAAACAACATGATGAAGTCGCCCAAATGGCCACAAAACAAATATTACGGAAAAACAAAGGAAGAAATATTGGCAATGTGGGACGCGAATCGTGATTCTGCAGCAAAAGCAGGTACAATTATGCACTATCAAATAGAGTGTTTTATGAATCTTGGACAATTTATTCCAGAAATCAAAGACCCAACTATGGGACAATTAATGGAATATTTTCAATCAAACCCACAATGTTTGAATATTGAACCATGCATTGAATGGGATTACTTTGTAAAATTCGTTAATGACCATGCAAATTTTGTACCTTATCGTACAGAGTGGACGGTGTTTCACGAAGATGTAAAATTATCTGGTTCCATTGATATGGTGTTTTATGATCCCGAAGATAAAAACAAACTTCTAATTTACGATTGGAAACGCTCCAAAGAAATAGTAAAAATAAGTAATTGGAATAAATGTTCGCATAAACAAGAAATAAGTCATTTGCCCGATACGAATTATTGGCATTATTGTCTTCAATTGAACACATATAAGAAGATTATTGAGGAAAAATACAACAAGAAAATTACTAACATGTATTTGGTCTGTATTCATCCTGATAATAAGCGAAACAATTACGAAAAAATTAAGGTCGCTGAACTGCAAGATGAACTGGTTGATTTGTTTAAAACATTATAGAATAAAAAAACATAAATACATATTCAATGATTCATATAATAACTCATGCCGACAATTGAAGAAAAAATAGTAGGAATGTTTGGTATATTACTTTTTTTATCATTCATAAATGCTTTTGGTTATTATTTTAATTCAAAGACAACTAATAAAATTCCCAAAGTAACTAGCGACCCAATTGATATTTATATAAATAAAATAACAAAACGTTATGAAATACATAGTAAGGAAGAAAGTGAAGAACAAATAAATGATGAAGTAGAAAAGCAAATAGTAAATGAAAAAAATTATATGTTTGAATATACACCATTAGGTTATGTTATTATGAAATACAATAATGAAATTAATAGTTTTGAATATTATTCTGATCGTAGCTTGCCTTATAGATTATTAGAAGCATTATCAAAAAAATTCGTCATGATATTTGGTTGTAAAACACTATATAAGCATATGAAACATAAAGTAAAAAAAATAGAAACACAACATAAAACACAACATAAATCATATGCAAAATTAAAACCAATACAAAAAGAGAAAATAGAAAAAACGATGAATACCTACCATTTTAAAGGCAAAACAAATGAATTTATTTTTTTACAGCATCGTAAAATTGACAATGTAAAGACAAACAATGAAATAGAATTTACATATAGTGATTTTAAGAGAAAAAATGCAAAAAATATAAAATAGTGTTATTTTATGAGTGATAATCAAGAAAATAAAATAGAAAATAATAGTGATTTGAAAAATGCAGATGAATATGTAGGAGATATTGGAACTAGTGATAAAACATTAAAAGAAGCCAGTACAGGTGCATTAAAAAAAATAACTGATTCTGTTTATAATTTAGCAAGTTATAAATCAGCACAGGCAGCAGTTCATGTAATTGATTCTTTGTCATTGATTACAATGGGTATTCAAGAAATAGATAAAGTAGAACGTGAAGAAATAATAAAGCGCTTACGTCAAAAGGGGATTGTATTACGCGAAGTAAGTAACGATCCAGAAGTGAAAGAGATTGTTCGGTCAACATCGAAATCCGCTGCTAAAATGATAGAAATATTTGTAGAATCCACGCGCGAACCATTAACTAGAGTAGCAAAAAAAACATTCGATCAATTAAAAGGTTCTGTATTAAATTCATTGGATGAAATGGCCGATTTTGGAAAAAATATAGTTAAAATAATACCAGGCATAGGCGATGCATATATTATTATAGATAATGTTTTATCAGTAGGTAAAGTAGGAACCAATGTAGCGAAAGATAACGCGGTGATGATTCAAAATATTCTAGAAACCGGAAAGGAAATGCAAGAACGTTTAGTCGCACCGATAAAAAGTGAAGTACTTAATGTAACCGACCAAATGATTAAATTTAAAGATGCTCAAGAACGAATATCAAAAAAAATTGAAGACACGGGAGATAGTATTTCAAATCAAATATACCCATATCCGAAAGAAGAATCGAAAGAGGAAACGAAAGAAGAAGAATCAAAAGAAGAATCAAAAGACAAACCAAAAGAAGAAGAATCAAAAGAAGAATCAAAAGACAAACCAAAAGAAGAAGAATCAAAAGATAAACCGAAAGATGATTCAAACGACAAACCAAAAGAGGAAACAAAAGAAGAATTAAAAGACAAACCAAAAGAAGAAACGAAGGATAAACCAAAAGATAAACCGAAAGATAAACCGAAAGATAAAAAAATGGAAGGAGGTAAACAAAAAAAACGAAAATATAAAAAAACAAACAAAAAGAAAACAAAAGGAATATTAAAAAAGAGAAGAAACAAAAAAACAAAAAAAAATGTGCGATTTACTATTTAAATTGATATAACAATTATTCAATAATAAATGTTATATTAAATATTCAAACTTTATATAGGAGAAATGAATGATAGCACGTATTTAATGATGCTGTATTTTTCAAAGAAACATAAAAAAAACAATAGCATACCAAAACGGCAACATAGCAAGGTAAATTTTAATAATGAAATTTTTGTTGAAGAACAAATAAAAAAACCTGAAAATAACCAAAAAGAGTTAAAGGGGATTTTAAAAAAAAGCAAATATAAAGGATATTTTTTTATTTTTTAGTTTCATGATTTATAAAACCTATACTTTTTTTTAAATCGAAACTAGAACCTAAATGAGCTTTTGCCAATTCATAAATTTCTTTTTCGTGAATATTTAATGATTCAATGTATGCCTTTTCATTTGGATTTATATTGTTTATTTCACCTTTATCCATATTATTGTTTATAATAGGAAACGTTAATATAATTATTTTCAATTTATATTTTTAAAAATTGAAAATAATGTATGTATAAAATACCAATACATAAATAAAATGTATAACACCCGTTACCAAATTAAAAAGGCATTTGAACAACTAAAACAAAATGAACATAATAAAATAGACAATGTTATCACTCATAACTATAATACACGATATAAATATCGCACTAACGAATATCCAGTAAATATCGATTTTGACGAAGCAAGTAGGGCATGGCGTTCAAATAAAAATAATATGGGATATGGATGTTTCGAATACAAATAATCACTTCATAATCAAATGTCTGTTTCATCTTTTTCTTTTTCTTCATCATCATATGGAACACAATTTGTTTTATAAATTTCCAATACTTCTTTCACCACTTCTTCCCGCTCTACATCATTTGTGTCAAATTCGATAGAACCAATACTATCTGAACGTCGTCCCTTTATTTTATTCAAAAAATCTTCCAACCCATTTTTTGTATGATGCAAGTCATTTTGTTCACAATCGCCAGTAATAACCAAACGTGTATTTTCGCCAATGCGAGTTAGCAACATTTTCATTTGACTAATTGTACTATTTTGCATTTCATCTGCAACAATCCAGCAATGTTTAAATGTGCGTCCGCGCATAAATCCAAGTGGAACAATTTCGATTTTCTTTTCTTCGATTAAATCATTTACATTTTTTTGTGTCATAAAATTATGAAATATATCATAAATGGGGCGCATCCAGGGCATCATTTTATCTTCTAAAGAACCAGGTAAAAATCCAATATTCTCGTCTACACTAACAGATGGTCGAGTGAATATTATTTTATTATATTTGCCCGAAATAAAATTCTTGATTCCTTGTTCTACAGAAAACAATGTTTTACCCGTTCCAGCTGGGCCTGATGCTAAAATGATTTTATAATCTTGATTATTTAAACATCGGAACAATTTAAATTGTGATTTGTTTCGTGGACTAGCAAATTTGTTTGCTTCAATAAACAATTGATTACAAGAAGTTTGGCTTGATGATGGATGATAATTTTCGTTTTCGTCTTTCTTGCATTTTTTTGATTTCGTCATAATTAATGAAAATAAAAAATAATAATTATTTTAATGTATAAAAGTGGTTGGTTGTTTTTTATGCAATATGCAAATAAATTTACGTCCGTATTCGCCTATATTTTGTTTTTCTATTAATTTCCCCATTTTGTAATCAAAATCGTAAGATTGGCTTAATATCATAAATAATTGTGGCATATCTTCCAAGGTCATCATTTTTCCTTGACAATGCTGATTTTTAAATGCATAGCTGCACAAGCTATGATTATTTGAACAATATTGATAATTCATATTTTGAAAAATAGAAAGTGGTTTACGTAAAAAACGTGTGCATTTTGTAAGTATATCGGGTTCTTGTGTTTCACATGTCAAAATATGTATATATTGTTTATCGTAATGGTCATAATAAGGTTCACTATATATAATACTCATAATATGTATATATTTGGTCAATATTTTAATTCACAATGCATTTAAGGGATTCTCTTTCCAATTCATCCAATTGTTCTTTAGTATTAATTCCAGCAACTTCATTATTTTTGTTTTGAGGCAAACAACAAACCTTTACAGATTTTGAATATTCTTCCAAAATAAAATGGAAAATATCAGGTAAATAATATTCATTTGATTTATTATTGTTTTCAATGTTACCAATATAGTTTTTAATAAATGCAGAATCAATACAATAAATTCCCGTATTACATAATTTTACTTCCTTCAAAGATTCATTGCAATCTTTCTCTTCACAAATATACAATAAACTCCCTTCGTCTTCTATAACACGACCATATCCATTATTGTTACTAGGAGTAAACGCCAATAATTTACCACTAATTTTTGGGTCGGGATTATCCAATTCGAAATATTCTTTTAATGTATTTGCTTTTATGTTTGGCACATCGCCACTTAAGATAAGTGTTTCTTTATCTTCTTGCAAATATGGTAGACAACATTGTACAGCATGTCCTGTACCTTGAGGATTCTGTTGCAAAACATATTGTATTCTCGTTTCATTTGGAAACCATTTATGCAATGTTTCGCGAATTAAAGGACCCGTGTTTTCACCAACGACCACCAATATTTGATTAGGATTTAATTCAAGTGATTGAATCACAACATGAACAATCATTGGTTTGTGATGAAAATGAACCAACACTTTCGGCAATTCACTTTGCATTCGTTTTCCCATTCCTCCGGCTAAAATAATAACTTGGACCATATACAAATTATTATTCATTATTTTTATTATTTATTTTATCTATTATCTATTTTATCTATTATTTATTTTATCTACCCTGTTTTAATTAAGCACTTGCAGGTGCATTCACTTCTTCTTCTGTTTTAGACGCTTCTTGTGATGATTTTGCTTCATCTTGTTCATTGGTGATTTCCATAATAGCTTCTACAATATCTTGGTTATGTTTGTCCAATGCTTGAGCAGCACGTTCGCGTCCGCATTCGGTTTGTTGTAGAACTAATTCGATGTCTGTTTCACTGGCATTGCTTGCATTTTTAGCAGCTTCTTGCAATTCTTTTTCCACTTTATCATAATCATCACTTTCTTTTAATTCAAAAATTTTCATAATGCAATCTACAATATCCTTGTTGTTTTCTTGATAAAATTTTAAGGCGATTTCACGACTACATTCCGTTTGTTGCATAATGGTATCAATATCTTCATTGTTTACATTATTATCATTGGTAGGAATATTATTAAGATTTACGCTAGGTTGTTGTTTATTTAATTGTGCCAATTCAGGCATAACATCTAACAAATTGGGTATTTGTGGCAAGTTAGATGGTTCGGGCATTAAATTATGATTTGTCAAAACCTTTTCATANATCATAGAACGTTGTAACAATACTTGCATAAATACTTGCGCATATTTAGTAGGCACTTGCTTGATTCCTTGATTTAGAATAGGAACTTGCATAGGTGGATACAATTCCATGGCTGTTTTTAGTTGCATTTGCATATTGCGATTGTCTGTTACTAGTTTGTTCAATAGTTCCACAACCTCTTGGTTTTGCATGATAACAGGTTTGCCATTGATGTTTAACGACATTGCGCTTCCCATTTGTTTCATCATTTCTATCATTTTATTTTTTTCTTCACGAATTTTATTTAAATTTTCAATCACATCAGGTTTGTGTTTCAAAGTTCCTAGATCGTAATCTATTAATAAAGTTTCAATTGTATTCATATAAAATTCTTTCATTCCAGATTCTTTTACGAAATCATCTACTTTTAATTCTGTTTTTTTCCACGATTTGTTTTCTTCGGTGAGCAATTCTTTTTTATCGAAAGAATTATGGCTATGTGAAAATACTAAAATTGTCTTTTTGGGGTCCAATTGTACCATCGGAATACTATGACTTTTCAAGAAATCTTTTTCTTCCGCCATGGATTGGGTTTCAGTATAACTTGTTTGTTCCAAAAGCGCGCGTTTAAAAGCAAATGTAGCAGCAGTGGCGTGATTTTCACCATAAGGACCAAATTCAACGACATTATCAATATGTTTGAAATAAACATGAATAATACTTGAACCAGCCACTAATTTTTCTGGGTTGGCTTGCAATTTTTCAACGGCATGACTTACGCGTTCTGCTGGATAATAGTCATCATCGTCCATATAAACAATAATATCACCCTTGGCTTTGCTATGCATTAAATTTCTTTTTTTCCCTAAAGTCATTTTTTCATCATAAGAAAAGTATTGGATATTGCTTAATCCTGATGCTTTGATGATATCTTCGATTTTATCTGTTCCGTCATCAATAATGACCCATTCCATGCGATCTTGAGGATAAGTTTGGTTCTTAAAGCAATCAATCGCCGATTGAATAAAAGGACGGCGATTGAATGTGGGAGTGCAGATACTAACAAAAGGTTGTTCAGTCATTTTATTTATTTATTGATTAATTTTTAATTATTTAAATGTATAAAATATTATTCTTGATAACAAGAATAATTTCCTAAAAATATATAATAAAGAATTTTACATATTTTTATATTTTTTATTTATTTGCACCTAAAAGCACTTATTGGTCGTAGTTGGAACCAAGCAAGTTAGCAAATGTGTTGACACCTTTTAAGGTATAAGCAATATTTACTAATGTTCTAGGTACACCAGCATTGTGGAAAGCATTCAAACCAGCAATACGAGCACCAGCATCTTGAGGTCTTGAACTGGCAAGAGTATTGCGTGTAGCAGCAAGAAGAAGACCAAGTCTCAAACATGTGGCTTGGTCACTGATGTTTTGGATGTCGTCATCGTTAGCGACTTCTTCAGCGATTTCGGCAGGTGTATATTGAGATAAGTAAGGTACCCAGTATTCAACATGTTGTACTGCAGCGAATGCATCAGATGCTTCACCGAAGACAACCAAATCGTTGGATGTAGCAGTTCCCCAGGTCAGAACTTCTGTTTCATAAGCATTGATGGCTAATTTAGCGCTAGCACCAATGGCAGTGAAGTGTGAAGCAGGTTTGCCGTAGTGTACTAAAGCTTGAAGAACACGTGAAATCATAGTGTCAGAATCAGAACTAGAAGCTAAGTCGGTGTTGGCAGCTAGTTCACTTCTTAAACTGAATAAGGAGGAGTTGGAGGAGGTCTCAATATTTTGATTCATTTTATTGAAAGCACGAAGTGTTTCTGAAGGATGCAGATCGAGTAAAGCAATTAATTCAGCATTTCCATCGCCAGCGATCGCAGAAGGTGATTTAGCAAAGTAATTGGCCATTACGTGAACCATAGCTCCAGGAAGGGCACGATTTTCGGCAGTCGCTTGGGCAGTGTCGTAATTGTAGTCACCAGCGTTTGTGGCGGCGAGTACACGATCAGCTTCTAATTTGAATCCTGTTACATCAGATACATCAACGAAGAGTTGAGGAGGAACGGGGCTCCATGATGTGATTTCAGCAATAGCAGCTTTGGTGTTAACGAATGATTTTCTGACAAGTTCATTGTATACCCAGCCAATACGTTGGTTTTGTTCAGCGGCAGAATAGGCGGTGCTGTTGGCGGTGGGGGCGGCGTTGTCGACCGAAGATACATCCATAGAACGTAAAGGTAAGCTGTAACTAATGACACCATTTAAATTAGTTACATTTTTACTTACATCATCCACGATAGCAGATGAAGTATCAAGATCAAAGTAACGTAAAGCAACGTTGGCTGTGTGTTGAAGGTTAGTCATATCAAAGAAAGCGTCTTGGAAATGTCCAGGGGTGAAGTATTCGTATGCGAATCTTTCACGATCGAGTGCAATTGAGGTTTTGTTTGCGACTAACAAAGCGCGATTGGCAGCAGTATCGTCATTCAATGCCTTTCTAATAGTATCGGTGAGAGGACCGGTGCGGGTCCTTAATGAATCTAACGCACGAATACGTGATCGGAGATTGTAGACATTATCCATCATGAAAATACCGGAACCTTTTAAGTTACCATATACTTCGGTAGCATCAGACCATCCGTGTTTGACGGCAGCAGCCCAAATGGAATTTGTGGTGTGAACATTACCGGTTGCGGCTTCGTAGAATTTACCATTTTTGATATATGTAGCACCATTGGAAAGATCATTGTGAATACCAAGAGTCATGTCGTTTCCAGCCCATGAACTGAAAGATAAATCTACAAGTTTAGTTCCCGCAGGGGAACCAAACGATGCATCAGCGTTGCTAATGGTTTCTAATAAAATACGAAGACGTTCATCTTGTGCGGAGGTCAAAGTAAGATTAGGAAGATGAGCCAAACGAGGATCAGCTGTTAATACTTCTTGGAAATCTTCCCATTCTTCGCGTTCGGAACCGACTTTGTTAATAGGGAAAGCAATACCAGTTTCTGACCAGTGGTAATCTTGATCGCTTGCAATGAAAGCTTTTACTTTATTAATGTAACCAACCCAACTTTTAACATCAGTGGCCGCTTTTACATTGGCCAATGTAATACCATCGGTATCGTTAAATGCATCATCGGTTTCGAAATCAGTCAATTGGTCGGCTAAAACACCTGATGTGCCGTAGACAGTAGCGAATTGAGCTTGAATGTCTTCGGGAGAATCTTGTAGGGTGGTGCTGTAACTGGCTTGAGCGTTGCCGAATTCGACACCAGTGTTATTGGCGACACCAAATGCTAATTCCTTAGCATAAGCTTCGTAAACTTTGTTTTTAGGGAAACCATAATCTTTCATGATTTGGAATTCAGGGACAAGGTTAGCACCTAGATCACTATTGGAACCTCTTACATTGTTACGGATAATGGCTCTCATTTTGGTAGCGGTGGTTAAATATTCTTTGTTAAGACCATACCCAACATTTGATTTGAAAAGTCCGGCTTCCAAATAAGGAGCAACTGAAGCAACACCACAATCAGATACATCTTTGAAATTAGGTGTGGGTACAAATAAGTTGAGGAAATTCAAGTAATCACGATCACGCTCATCGAAATCATCAGCCATTGTGACTGCATTAGCGTAGTCAACTTTAGATGCGTTAGCACCATTCAATCTGTGTCCAGAACGAGCGACATCGGCAGGGTCGACTCCAGTAATACTGGTATCGCCTGAGATATCATAAAACAAATGTTGAACGGCGGAAATATCAGTTACTGCGCTGCGACTATCGAAACGGATGTTTTTAGCTTTAACAACAGCAGATAAATCGAACCAATCAATAGCATCAAGATTTTTACCTTGAGGAAATTTATCGGCATTTAAACTACTTACGGCGGCACCTTGATCATTAAGAATTATACCACCTGTTACTTTATTAGTACTTATATCGTTGTAACCGAATGCAAGACCTGTGTAAAAGTGTCTTTCACCAGAAGGTAAATTTGTATCTTTACCGGCCATAACAGATGTAACAATATCTGTACCAATAACAACAGGTGCATTTAATTTTTGTACTTCAGATAAAGGTAATGTCCAGAAGAAAGAACTGGAAGCATCGACTTTGCCTTGGCGACCAAGATTGGTCATGGTTTGAAAACCAAATGATTTAACCAAGTTTTGCATTTCAGTGTAAGTTAAACCAATGGAATTGGTGGAAACATCTGTTTGTCCAGCTAAATCGGTTACCAAATCAGCAAGAGCTGAAAAGGCAGTTCCTTGTAGAACGGCTGAGGAGAAATTGAGTTCTTCGATTCCCATTATAATTTAAGGTGCGAAAAAAATTAATAATAAATGTTTAATAATTCTTCTAAATATTTCAATACTTTTGCAAATGTCTCTTCTTTATTAGTATTATCAGGTAAGTGTGAAAAATCAAACATATCTATTGTTTTATTTGCTATATATTCATTATTAATATGACGTGAGTCAAATACTGAACTATAAAATGTATTTGCAGGTATTTTTTCTAAATAAAGATTTTTTTTATTTTCGTAATAATCTTGTGTATTTGTATAATCTTTATTTTTTTCATCAATATTCACAATTTGTTCCATTAATCTATCTTTGTTGTAAAAAGAAAAACCTTGAGTTCCGGTATTTGCATAGTGAATAGTATCAAAATCAGAAGGTTCAATATTACTAGTAATCAAAGACGAAACATTACTAAAGAATAAGTATTTTCCATGAAATTTATTTAAAAATTCTTTGTTCAATAAATAATCGTTTATTTCATGAATATAAACAATGTCTGTGTCTAGCTTAATAATACGTATATTTGCATTGGTTTTTGCTACAAACGAACTAATAAAACGATAATTTGTTTCACAGCAAATAATTGTATGAGACCATTCTTCGCCCAAACGCCATATATTATTGATTAAAATAGATTCAATATGAGGTAAATCTTCAAAGCAAAAACAAACATGTTCATAATCTAGATTTTTACTTAAATTCTCTATTTTCAAAATAGTTTGAAAAAACTCGTAATAGCGCCACAAATAATATTCAGTTTTTTTGTTTTGCATCAAATCGTTTACTTTTATTGCACTATCGTTAGACAATGCATATGTCTTCGTGTATTTATAAGGTTTTCCTTCAATTGCTATTTGTCTTGTTTTTTTTACATCTTTATATATATCTTCATGCCCAGCAAGATATTCTTCTTTTACCATGTGCACATTAGTATTGACACTCATATACTTATCAATATTAATGAAAAAAATAAACTTTTCTAAACTTAATTATATTTTATAATCATATTTCTAAACAATATTGTTTCATTTTGTTGGATAAAATATGTTGTATTAACTGGAATGGTCTTGTTTTAATTCGTTCGTAATTGTTTGTAAATCGTTTCCTTCTTTCATACCTGATGTTATTTTTTCCAATAAACTATTTACTTTACTTTTGGAATTATCATTAGTATCCTGTGGCTGTTCCTCTTTTTTAGGAACATTATTTTTGTTAATGCGTTTATCTCGCATTGTAGATATTACTTTACCTAAATTTAAAGCACCCAATGCAGAAAAATTGGCAGCATTATTTGCGGGATTATTAGGTTTTTGTTCATCTTTGTTTATTATTTTTATTAATTCGTCCAATCTATTTTTATCTATATCTTGATATTGATCTTGATCTTCATTTTTTGTTTTGTTCACAGAACATTCTTCTATTGCTTGTTCTACCAGATGGCGTCTATAGATAGGTTTTGTTTCAACAAATTCTTTTTCAATATAATGTTCTGTGATGTATTTTATATTATTTGATTGTTGATAATATTGTTCTGTGTTAAGAAAATCATTCATTTTAATAAATACTCGATAGTCGCGTTCATTAGTAAAATCGCATTTACGTAATAATAGTGACATACCGGTTCTAAATATACATTCATCTTTCATTTTTCCATTTAACATTGCACTATAAATATTACTATAAGTAAGTTTCCAATCACTGAAACTATTGAACATTTCGTCATCTACATTATTAAACATGAATAAATACAATTTATTGTATAATTCTTTATCAACGCTAGACAAATCATTTTTTAGAATCAAATAATGGTCATATATTTTCTTTTCATATTTTTCGTGAAATTTTTGACTATATAAATAATGCATTTTATCCATATTTTTAGCATCATCCATATTCTCAAAATAATGAAAAAATGCTTCGCCATATTTTTTCCAATTAAAATCACCTTGAATGTTGTATTTTATTTCAAAATATTGTTCATCCAACCCGTGGCTATCTTTATTTTGTCCATAAAAAGCAGTAATCTTTTGATAGCCATCACTTTCTTCAAAGTTTTCTATATAGCGTTTTTTATAACTAATGCAATCAAACCCATCAGGAAGTGAATTCAAAATGAAATAATATTTTTCATCTATTGTGTGTTGCATTTTGCCGGTTTTTTCAAAATAGGCATATGTTTCACAATCTTCTTGTTTCCCCAATGACGAAATTTCTGAAATATGTTTATAACGTTGTACATACGTTTTTATTTCAAAGTCATTTGGAATATGGAAAAACAAACGGAAATATTGATCATCTAGACAAAATTTGTCTTTGTTAATACTATTATAAAAATTATAAACTTCGATTTCGTTTGAAGTATTGAATGTTTCTTCATAATCTTTAAGTTCGCTGTATCGTTTAAATAATATTTGAATATCAAAATACTTATGTATTTTCATGTATAAGCGTAAATAAAGTGTATCTAAAGGAAAAGTTTTAAATCCATGGCGATAATAATAGCGATATACCGAAATATTGTCACTTTTCAGTCCTTTATTTTTTAATTGGGTCTGGTATCTTTCATAATATGTTTCATAATTAAAAATATCCGGAATAGAATAACGTATGCGGTAATATTTATCATCCAATGTATGTGTTTTTTTAGAAACTTCGTAATAATGTTTATACAATCCAACTACTTTCTTATAATTGTAATCATAAATATTACCAAAGCGTGGATAGCGCAATAAATAATAATAAACGTTGAATTCACTTGGTATTTGAAATTTTGATCTATATTTAACATCATCTTTTGTGTTATGAAATGTTTTCAATAATTTGTAAATATCGGTCGGAAGGTTACTTATTGTTTTTTTAGATTTTTCCAAAATATCCTTAGTAATTGTTTTATTATCATTATTTGTGTATTCACTGAAACTACTTTGAAATGACACGACACTTACATTGTCATCTTCATCGTCATTAAATCGTTCACTATTTGATGTCTTTGCGGTATAAGTAGAATTAAAAGATAATACGCTAATATTATCATCATCATCATCATTTTTTTCGCTGCGTATATTTGCAGTGTTCGATCTCGATCTCGATCTCGATCTAGTCGAAGCAATGCTCATAGTGTCATATATAGGAATACTATATTCACTATTTTTTGCACTATTTGTATTACGTCTATAATCACTTTCATTTGGAATGGTTGAACGAATATTTTCTTGCGTTAATTTCAAAATATTTGTTTTCGAAGCATTATTATTCTGCGATGCATGTAAAATAGAAGACAAGGGTGTTTTACCTCTATTTTGTTGCGTGGACATATTATATAATCAAACCCTTTTTTTTTACTAAATAAAACTTAAAACGATCCGATAAATGAACGAAAATATATTCATTCGACTGTTACCACTTTTGCTAAGTTGCGCGGCATATCTGGATTATATCCATATTGTAAACAACAATAATAGGATAGCAATTGCAATGGTATAATAGCTAATAAATCGTTGAAAATATTAAAACCGCTTTTTAGAGATATAAACATGTCATGCTGGTGGTCTAAAAACTTGGCGTCTTCTTCATAACTAATATACATAATTTTTGCATTACGCGATTTAATTTCGTTGTATACATTTTGCATTTTTGCATCATGTTCACTATGTGTATGAATCAATATTACTGGGAAGTTTTTTTCTAATAATGCTAATGGACCATGTTTCAAACTGCTTGCACTATACCCTTCTGCATGAATGTATGAAATTTCTTTGATTTTTAAAGCTGCTTCCAGCGCGATTGCGTGTGCGCGGCCTTTTCCTAAAAGAAAACAATTGGAAAAATCACTGAAAAAAGGAATATATTTTTCCATTTTTTGGTAATTTTCTTGTAAAATCCTTTCTATGTTGACGTGCAAATTGCGCAAATCGCGTATATATTGTCGTCTTTTATTTGCATTAACATTTCGTTTTTGCGCAAACCAAATTGCCATTAAAGACAAAATAATCACTTGTGAAGTGAAAGATTTGGTTGATGCGACACCAACTTCGCGGCCTGCATTTAAATATACACCGCAATCTACTTCACGAGCAATTAGTGAATCCACCACATTGACAACACCGATTAAAAACAAATTATTTTGTCTAGCTATTTGTATACATCGATGAAGGTCTTTTGTTTCGCCTGATTGCGAAAGTAATAGTAGTGCGGTTGTTCCTTTTTTTGGCACATCTTTTATATCGAAATCGGCACCATCGAATAGTTGCACGCTATGAAAGTCGCTCAATTCTTTAAAATATTCCATCCCTAATAATCCGGCGTGGTAAGATGTACCACAACCAAGTAATATTAAATGGTCTATGTCTATTAATTCTTTTTGGTGCATTTCCAAACCGCCCAGTTTGACACAATCGTTGCTTAAAACACGTCCACCTAAACTAATAGCACGTAGTGACGAATCGACTTGTTCCATAATTTCTTTTTCCATAAAATGGCTATATGGTTCGGAGCTAAAAATCGCATTTTGTTGTGTTAATGTTTTTGTTTGATATTGTTGTTGTGTTTCACATTTTATAAGTAAATTATTATTGCCATCTTGTTGGTAACATAGATGGCATATATCGTGGTTGTGCAAAACAAAATAATCCTTGATTTGATTATTGAAAGCACTTTGTTCACTTACTACATAAGCAGTATTTTCTTGCTTTCCTATGAGTAAAGGACTTCCGTGGCGAGTACAAAATAACTGGTTTGGAAAATCTTTACACATAATTACAAGTGCCCATGTTCCTTCTAATTGTTCACACACTTCTTTTAATGCTAAACAAACATCTTTTTCTTTTTGGTTATGGTAAGTAATGGCTAATAAATTCACAATAACTTCACTATCTGTTTGTGATTGAAATGTAGCCCCTTTTTCAATACATTGTTTTTTTAATGCATCGTAATTTTCAATAATTCCATTATGGACAAGGGTAAAATTGTTATCATATGAAACGTGTGGGTGTGAATTTGCATCAGTTTTTCCTCCGTGTGTAGCCCAACGCGTGTGTGCGATACCTGCATTAATTTCATCGTTATTCGCATTTTCAATGTTACTAAGTTGTTGTTCCAATTTGATTAGTGCACTTTCCTCTTCGGTTGACGCACATTTCCGAGTTTCTATTTTGCCATTGTGTAAATAACTTATTCCAGCAGAATCATATCCTCGATTTTGCAATTGTTTGATTCCATTTAACAGATATTCTAATACATTTGGTTGTAAAATACCAACAATACCACACATACTTAAATATAAAAACGAAACTAATTTTTATATTTAAACTTTTTAAAATATTAATCTAGTGGTCTAATACCTATTTTTTAGATTTACGTGATTTTTTGGAACTAGATTTTTTAGATTTTTTAGATTTTTTGGAACTAGATGTTTTGCGCGATTTTTTAGAACTAGATTTTCTAGTTTTACGTGATTTTTTGGCTGGCGCGGCCGATTTTGTTCCTTTTTTATATGTTTTGCCGGCAAGAACCAAAACTTCTTTAAAAGATTTGCTAGGATTAGCTTTGCGTGTGTCTTGTACGTGGTCCATCCAAGGGTTTCCCATTTTAATATAACAAGAGAAATAATAAAAATTGAATAATTTTAGTTAAATATATTACGAATATAAAAACAAATATTGCTAAAATATGGCAAAAACAAAACAGATTTCGTATCAAGTGAATAACAAATACGAAGGGTTAATATTCACACGTTTACTTTATCCTAAAGACGAGGTGGTAGAATCTATTTGGTATTGTTTTGAAAATAAAATAGGTTACGATGAGACCTTGTTTTGGTGTTATGAATTGTATACGAGCGGGTTTGAAGAAGATACCATGCAAATTCTCTTTTCGTTATATTTTTGCTATGTTTCTTTTCATAATAAGGATTTATTACCAGAATTAGACGAACTTTATTCAAAATGGAAGTTTGAAACAATTCGCGAAGAGAAAGCAATATATATCCACTTATTTTTAGAGAAAATATATAATCAAAAATATTCAAATTTGGTGAAAAATCTGTTAGATACATATCGTCAAACATCCAAACATGGTAAGGTAACTCTCTTTAAAGGTAAAAAGCCCAAATGGTTGGAAGAGTATGACTTGAGCGTGCGAAGTTTATTGCATTCGATTTCAAAGCAGAAAATTCAAAATATTTGTCACTTTTTAAAAATAAAGGAAGAGAACGAGTCCGAATTAGAAAAAATAGAATTGGCATTAAACCAGTATACAAATGCAAATGAGAATGAATATATAACAAGTAAATATTTTCAAGGTACGATGATAACAATTATTGCAAATATATATCCATTATTGGATAGTATACATACAAATCAAACACCAAACAATACGCGGCATTTTGAGTATGTAAATTCTAATGATACAGATACAACAAGTGCAGATAGTGAAACAAGGTTTGATTTAATGCCTTGCACAAGTACATTTGAAGAATATTACCCATCAAAAGTGTATAAAATATTAAGAGAACAACGAACCTATAAAACGCACATTAATAATGTTGATAAAAATCAATTAACAATAGTTCAAACAAAGAAAACATGGCAACAATGTTATTATGATGATTGGTTGTATTATGCGAGTTTCAGCCCTTTATGGAAAAATAGAATAGAGGAATATGATGGTATAATAGATCATAAAAATCATAAAGTAGATTTTGATGATACAGAAATATATATAAATGATAACACGCGTTTTGAAGAGTTTTACAACCATTATAATTTGGAACCAGATGAACAACCTAATTTTGTTAATTTTAAATTAAAGTAGTTAAAATCAATAAATATATTTAATTATATGATTGTAGTAATTCCTTTGGGTGGACAAGGCGATAGATTTAAAAAAAATGGTTATACTCAACCAAAAGCATTAATTAAAGTATTTGGAAAACCTATTTTACATTATTTATTAGATAATTTAGATTATACCAAAATAAATATGGTATATATTCCGTATAACAAAGAATATGCTTCATATCGCCTAGAAGATATGTTAAAAAAACACTATCCGCAAGTAAATTTTAGCTTTTTTTGTTTAAATGAAAATACAAGAGGTGCTGCTGAAACACTTAATATATCATTAAATAAGTTAACAATACCAGATTGTCCAATATTATCATTAGATTGTGATAATTATTATACAACTAACATAATAAATTTATGGAATGGTGATAATAAAATATTTACTATTAAAGATGAGGGCGATATAGCAACATATTCATATGTTAAAGAAGATTCTAATAGTGATAATGTTATAACTGACATTGTTGAAAAGGAAAAAATATCTGATTATGCATGTACAGGAGCATATGGTTTCAGTTCATACAAACAACTATTAAAATACACCCAATACGTTCTAGATAATAATATTAGACAGAAATCAGAATTTTATACATCTGTTGTAATAAAAGAAATGTTAAATGATGGCATTACATTTTCAAATATGGTCATAAGTACAAACGATTGGAATTGTTTGGGAACACCATTACAAATAAGAAGTTTTTACAATAACATGCCGAAAATATCATGTGTTAGTAATAGTGAAAAGATAACACCACTTAGAATTTGTTTTGATTTAGATAATACATTAGTCAGTTATCCAAAAATAAATGGTGATTATACGTCTGTTGAACCTATAACTAAAAATATAACCTTTCTAAAATACTTGAAATCTTTTGGTCATACTATAATTATTTATACTGCTAGGAGAATGAAAACACATAATGGCAATGTTGGAAAAATACTGAAAGATGTTGGTATTATTACTTTTGAAACATTAAACAAGTTTGATATTCCATATGATGAGATATATTTTGGTAAACCATATGCAAATGTATATATTGATGATATGGCGTTAAATGCATATGACGATTTAGAAAAATCACTTGGATTTTACATGGATACTATAAGTCCTAGATCATTTAATGAATTAAATGAAACGTCTATTAATACATTAACAAAAAAATCAAACGATCTTTATGGTGAAATTTATTATTATAATAACATACCCAATACTATAAAAGATATGTTTCCGTGCATTATTAATTATGATAATAAAATGCATAAATGGTATACAATGGAAAAAATAAATGGATTATCACTTTCTTCATTATATACATCTGAATTATTAACTCCTACAATATTAAAAAATGTAATGAATAGTATTAATCGAATACATCATGTTGATGTTATTAAAGATAATGCAATTGGAATAAATATATATGCTAATTATTACAATAAAATGAAATTAAGATATGAAACATATGATTATTCAAAATTTGAGAATAGTGAAAATATTTACAATAATATACAATCAAATTTATTAAATTACGAAAAAAATAATAAGGGCAAATTATGTGTAATTCATGGTGATACAGTGATGACAAATATAATTATTAATAATCATGATAAAATAAAATTTATAGATATGCGTGGAAAATTAGGAGATAAAGAAACTATTTATGGTGATTATTTATATGATTGGGCAAAATTATATCAATCATTGTTAGGTTATGATTTAATTTTACAAGATAAAGAAGTTTCGTTAAATTATAAAAAAAAAATAATTGAATGTTTTGAGAATTATTTTATAGAATTATTTTCAATTGAACAATTAAAAGACCTAAAATTAATTACACATAGTTTATTATTTTCATTAATACCATTACACGATAATGACAAATGTAAAGAATATTACGATTTAATATAAAATAGTAACAAATGTTCAAATCTTTTATAATAATTACAAATTACAATTTTTGAACATCTAATATATAATTACTATTAAAATTACATATGATATAAAATACAAAAGGACAAAATATAAAGATATTTTGTTCTTTTGTATAAGTATGATTATAGATAATGATAATATACTTGGCGAATCTCCTTTATGGAATTATATGAATCAAACATTTTATTGGGTAGATATTAACAATAATAAAATAAAATCATTGAATGACCATATTATAACTGAATATACATTGAAAAAAAAACCTACTTGTTTGTACTTACTAGACATAAATAAAATGGTTGTAGCTGTCGAGGATGGAATTGGTATTTATGATTATAGAATAAGTAAATTTATTTATTTAAAAAAAATAGATGATACGAATGTTAGATGCAACGATGGAAAATGTGATAGGAATGGAAATATTTACATTGGAACTATGGATAAAAATGAAAAAGCTAACATAGGAGCAATATATAAATTTAACGGAAGAAATTTTGAAACAATAAAAGATAATATTTGCATATCTAATGGATTGGCATTTAATAGTGATAATAAATTATACGCATGTGATTCACTAAAAAAACAAATTTTTACAATAAAAAACAAAAAAGTAAAAATAATAAATACTTATTATGATGTAAACCCTGATGGAGCGACTATTGATAAAATGGATAATTACTATAGCTGTTTATGGGGAGGTTCTAGAATAGATATTTATAATAAAAACAATAGTTTATTTAATCAAATAGACGTTCCTTTTACATATCCAACTTGTTGCTGTTTTGGTGGTGTAAACATGAATAAACTACTAATTACTAGTTCTTCTTTACTAAATAATAATAATGAAAATGGAAAATTATTATTAATAGACACTAAATATACTGGGGTTAATGAAAGTATAGCAAATATATAAAATAAAATGTATATTTTATATTTGAAGCATTTATTCAGTCGATAACTTAATTGATGCTCCCCCATCCATTATATAATTTGCTCCAGTAATAAAGTTATTAGTTATAATATAATATACAAACTCCGATACGTTTTGAGGTGTTCCTATATTTCCTAATATATGTTTGCTTGATAATGCATTTATTTGTTCATTCATATTTCCATTACCTACATGACCTCGCATTAATCCATTTCTTAACATTTTTGTATTAATTGCTCCAGGAGATATACTATTAACACGAATATTAAATTCAGCTAATTCTAAAGCCATGTTTTTTGTTAATCCAATCAGCGCCGATTTAGAACATGCGTATGCTGATATATTATTAGATGTGGCTTGAGAATGAACAGAACCAATATTAATAATATTAGGATTATTACTTTTTTTCAAAAGATCTAATCCATATTTTGTAAATAAGTATGTAGGACGCAAATTACAATTCATAGTATTATCCCAATCATTTATATCTAATTCCCACATTGGTTTACATATTTGAATGGCAGCATTATTCACAATACAATCTAATTTATTTATTTGTAAATTGTTCATTAATTGTTTAATCTTTTCAGGATTACTTATATCACATTGTATGAACTGATTAATGCATTCTGTGTTTGTATTTTCTACAATATCTATTCCAATAACAAACCAATTATATTTTTTGAATTCTTTTGCTATTGCTTGACCAATATCTCCATTTACTCCAGTAATTAATACGTTATTCGCATTATTTAATCCGTGATATTTATGTAATTGTTCTGCTAATACAAAATCACTTTCTATATCAATATCACTAGATTCAATATCATTCATTACATGAATATATGGTTTATTACCTATTCTATGATGTCTTTCAAATAAAATATCTTTTTTGAAAATATATAGACACGAATTTTCCTCATATAAAGGTTCAAGATTTTGAGTTGGAATGAGTTCATTTATATTGTGATTTAATGCTGATACATTATTATTTTGATTTGTATATAATCTTGTTTGAAGTTGTTTTGCTGTAAACAAGCTATCGTAACCCTCTTTTTCTTTTTCCATAAAAGTTTCAATACATTCATCTATTGTTTCTACTTTTAATAAAGGATTTGTAACATGTGTTTGCAAATAATAATCATAACCTAAATTCATTTTTGTTATTATATTTTCAAGTAATACATTTGTTGGGGTATCACCTGGTTGTAATTCTAAAGGTCGTTTATATATGGATATTATTGTATCTTTAAAATCTGTTTCAACCGAGTCCATTACAATAGGACTATTTGTATCTATATAAATATGATTAATGTATTTACTTTTCAAAAGTGTATTTAAAATTACATGAAACAAAGGTTTTCCATTAAAATCGCGGAAGTTTTTTCCAGGAACACGTTCAGAATTATGCTTGATTGGGACAATAATACATATTTTCATTTTATATGTTAAATAGTAAATATGTATTTAAATTATTCATAAATAAAATTATTCATAAATAAAATTGTACATTTTGATTAATCTACTTAGAAATCTCCCACCATTGAATGTGTTATTTAATATAATATTTATATAATTATTGAATTTATCAATACTACAATCTTTTTCCGGAAAACAAAAAAAATTAGCACCATTATGTTCTACACTCATTTGAGCAGAAAAATCATCATATATTAATGCCGAAATTATATGGCTATGTTTATTTGCGCATATATTTACACCTTGTGCCGTTCTACAAAACCCAAAACCATATTGGAGTTTATTCATTTTAATATCATTACATAAATTATCTATATATTCATAATAATCACAATTTTTATCAGAAAAACATCCATAATCTATAAATTTAATATCAAGACGTTTTAACACGTTTATCATAACATTTTTAGCATTATACCCAGAATGATCTGATGCTAATCCTATTATTTTATCTTTATCCAATTTATTAAAATATAATTTATTTATTAAAAATTGTTCCTTTATATTTCCTAATGGATACATATATTCGATATGATAATTTTTTACAACTATATTATCTTTAATTATTAAACTATATAACATCGATAAATAGAACTTATTATTAAATTTGATTTTTTTATCAAACATTTCATTTAAATAGTAAAACAACATTTTAACATTATCGAAACTATATAACCCAATTAATGCATTATCGCTAATTACTTTCTTTTCTTGTATACTCAATACGTTATTGTTATTATCTATTTTCGCATAACTATGAGAGTTACTATTTGATTTAAACGTAACTATTAAATTATTTTTTAGTTGATTTAAATCGAGTTTTTCACTTAAATAAATATAGGGAGTATAAATTATTATTTGTTCATTCTCAAATTCTAATAATTCTTTTTTTGCTAACATTAATGTTTCTGGCATACTTTGTGTTGTATAATCGCAGGTTATTATAGTTATATTATATTTATGGTTAAATAAATTCTTTATATGTGTGTCTAACGAATAATTTAATATATGTATTTCTTTTAAAATAAAAAATATTTTACTGCTTGAATCCATAACTAAATTCTCTAAACTTAATTCTAAAATAGTTTTGCCATTTACAATTGTTAATGGTTTACAAAAATGTTCATCGCTAATTCCACATAAAGGTATTACTAATATCATTTATATTTATATTTATATAATATGACTAAAACCTATTTAAGTTCATTAAATATTTTAATATCATGTGCAGGTAAGGGACAACGATTTAAAGACGCTGGTTATACAACATGCAAACCATTAATAGAAATCAACGGAATTACAATGATTGAACGATTAATAAATAGTTTAAAATTACCAGATTGTAATTTTATTTTTATAATTCAAAAAGTAGATAATGATAAAGACGAATTTAAAAATAAACTAAAAAAATATGTAAAAAATGAACAAAATATAATAATACTAGATCACTATACTGATGGGTGTGCTCAAACATGTTTATTTGCCAAAAAATTAATTAATAATGATAATCCATTATTAATAATAAATTGTGACCAAATATTTGACTGGAATCCTAGTTTTTTTATTAATCATATAATGAGTTCAGATAGTGATGGAATAGTTTTAACAGAAAAAAAAAATAATCCAACCTATAGTTATATAAAAACAGATGATAATGACGTTGGATTAAAATTAGCAGAAAAAGAAGTAATTAGTAATAATGCCTTGATTGGTGTTCATTATTGGAAGCAAGGCAAATATATGATAGAATCAACAGAATATTTAATTAATAATAATATAAAAACCAATAATGAATATTATTTATCATTAACTTATAATTATTTAATAAGAAATGGAATGAAGGTTACAAAGTATGAATTTTTAAATAATGAAAAATACTATGTTGTTGGAACTCCAGATGAATTAAATCATAATATAAAGTATTTAAAATAATTATAACATAAAATAATTATAACATAAAATAATTATATAATGCCCTTCATCAATATAACAAGAAAATTTGTTTTCATAGCAAACGCGCGAACCGGTTCAACCAGTATATACAATTATTTAAATCAAACTTGCAAGAATGATAAGATAGTATGGGATAATGGGATAATGGCAAAACCACATTTATATCATATGAACATAAATAATACAATAAAAAAATATCCATTTTGTAAAGATTATGTATTTTTTTGTTTTGTTAGAAATCCATATACAAGATTTCTATCATCGTATGTTGAATTTACGGATGTAAAATCTCATCATGGATGGTCAGCTGAATTACTTAATTTTAAAAATTTTAAAGAATTTTGCTTAAAATTTAATAATACTAAAATAAAAGATGATATACATTTCAAATCACTAACACAACAGATTAAATGTGATATAACGATAAATTTATATATTTGTAGATTCGAAAATTTTTATGAAGATTTTAATAAAATTTCCAATATAATAAATATTCCTAATAATATCTCTATACATAATAGAAAAACAAATTATAGCAAAAAAAAAAGTAATTTTTATGATGAAGAAACCAAGATGATTATACAAGAGTTTTATAAAGAAGATTTTATTACTTTCAATTATTCAATGGATATAAATGATATTTAATGTTTCCATAAATATTTATTACATTCCTCAATTCTAATATTGTTAATAATATTTTTATGTGTTCTAAAGTCAACCCACTTAACATGTTCTGGTGATAAAAATAATATATTGTCATTCAAATGTTTTTCCCAAAATTCTAAATTAAAAGGAAATAATAATTTTTTATTTAATATATCTTCAAATAAATTATTAGCAACAGGACCCATTCCACTTTTGTCCCAATTAACTACCCATTTGTTTGGATTAAACATCTTTAACATATCATCAGTTTTTGAATACATAAATAAATCCATAAGCAAATAATTATTTTTATAATAATGAGTATTTATCATTATTTTTTTACTTTCTATTAATTTTCTATGACAATAATCTACTATATTAGGTATCATTATAATACTATCTAATCTAGTTTTACATATATATGTAAACCCCTTTTTTTTAGCATGTTCTAATCCTATAGTTACTAGTTTGGGATGCCCCCTATTAATGTCATTTTCAATTATTTCATCAGACCAATAAAACCAATCACAACAATCTAATGTTGTTTTTAATGGCTTAATACCATGACCAGTTAAAATAATATAAGCATTTGGATTCTGTTTTTTATAGTAATTCATACAAAAATCAAAAACTTTATATTTCCACGATTCATCTTTTTTAATAAATTGATGTGTTATTAATAAACATTCCGTCATTTTTAATATATAAATATATTTTTATATATTTATATATTTTTACAAATAATATTCTAAATATAATAATAAATTATTCATAAATCTTGTAGGGGAATCTTTGTAATCATTATCTTTGGAACGATATTCTAGTTTACTATTAAACCAAATCATAACAAAAAATGGAAAAATACATAATGAATTGATAAAATCTTTTTTATAAGTTTCATATGTTATTTCTGGGTGTTTTTCTGTCAATAATTTAAAATAATATTTTTCTACTATTTCGGTTGTATGTTCATTGAATTCAATACATTCTACTAAAAAAAATACAATATCGCTAACTCCTTTATTTAAATGGATATACTGCCAGTCAAAGAAATATGGTTCTGTATCGTCTTTAAAAAATATATTACCAGATTTTAAATCGCCATGACAAAATGATAATGGAAAGGTAGAAGATTCTTTTAATAAATTATCAAAATTGTTATAAATATTTAAAATAATCTGTTTGTTTTTTTCTGTTAAATCATCATTTAATTTCATAAAATTATTAAATTGTTTATTTATTAAATTAGAATAATGATCTATTTCGTTTACTTTCTTTAATTTTTTCATACAATCAATAATTTCATCGGCGTTATTAAAATAATATGTATTGTGTAAATTATGTATATACTCTAACACCTTTATGATTAATTGTATATCAGTATTTAAATTTTTATTAAAATTGCCATTATAATTTTGTGATAAATTTTCCAATAAAATACCATGCTTATTTTCTTCTTTAAAACTCCCGTAAAATACGGGGATTTTAATATTATTGATTATTTTACTAATGTTATTATAAAAGTATAGTTCATTTTCATATAAATTTAATTCTGTTGCATCTATAGATAAAACATTATCAAAATTACTGATTTTTAAAATAATCTCTTTAATATCAGTACTATTATCCTGACTTAAAATAATAGTATAATAATAAATATTACAAATATTACCAACTATTATATTTTCTTTTTCTTGAAATAATATATTTTCTGTAGGAATATTAGAAAATAATTTAGATATATTAATAATATTATTCATGTATAAAGATATTAGTTATACTTATGTTTTTATTATTTAAATACATTTAAATACATTTATTTATATAATATATGACTAAAAAGGTTGCATTAATTTATTCAGGATGTATAAAACATTATGACAAAGCATTTGCATCTATAAAAAAACATCTAATAGAAAATAATAAAGATTTTGATTTTGATATATTTTTAACATTTTGGGATATAACTGGTAAATATGTTAATAAAAAAATGTATTCACAAAAAGAAATAATAGATTATATGGACATTAATAGTAAAATATCAAATGATGATATTCAAAATGTTAAAAAAATATTTAATACAAATAATATATTTATAGAAAATTATGAAGAATCAAAACCGATAATTTTAAAAAAGGCAGAGGAATTGATAAACATTTATCAACGTGATCAAGGTAGAATCTATGGATATTGTTCTATGTTTTATAGTTTATATAAATCATATATTAACTTTATAGAGAAAAGTGAGAATAATTATGATATCACTATTAGATTAAGATATGATTTAGTATTAGGAACGCCAATATATTTAAATAAAATAGACATTAATAAAGTTATATGTAACCAATATACTAATAATTTTGGCGTTGTTAATGGCGTTGTTAATGATTGGTTCATAATAACAAATACACATAATCTAAAACGAATAAGTAATTTATTTAATGTAATTGATACTATTGCAAAAAAATGTATTAAAAGATATAACAATAAAAAGGATGCTATATTTGCCGAGTACTTATTAACAACTATTATAAGCGATTTAGAAATTGATATAGAATTCGTTGAATTATTTTTAAAAATATATAGATAATTATTATATGATAAAATTACTTATTTTAGACATTGATGGTGTTTTAACAGATGGAACTAAATATTATGATCATACAGGGAATACAGTTTATAAACAATATAACGATAAAGATTTTACAGCAATTAAAAGATTTAAAGCAGTTGGCATTAACGTTTGTTTTTTAAGTGGTGACATATGGAATAAAAAAATGGCTGAAACCAGAAATATTAAATTTTATTCTGGAAGAACAACAAATGGAAAAATGAATAAAATAGATGTATTAAAAATAATATTAGATGAATATAATATTAAAAGTGAAGACACTATTTATGTAGGAGATGATATATTTGATATAGAAGTTTTTAATAATGTAGGCCACGCTTTTTGTCCCAACGATTCACCATTATGTGTAAAAAAGAATAGTAAACCTTTAAACAATAACGGAGGGAGAGGAGTTGTTTCTGAATTATTTGATTATTTAGTTTTGAACGAACAAATAGGTATTCCGTTAATAGATGATGTTAAAAATTTAGATTTAGAAGAAACAACTTCTAAAAAAATGCTGTAATAGTTATTTGCGCTTAAATATTTAAATATTTAACAATATATTGTTATATATGACATACAATATATTGTTAACATGTCCTCCAATGATTAAACAAATATCACGTTATCAAGATTTACTAGAACAATATGATTTTAAAATAACCATTCCAGATTTTCAGCAAATAATGACAGAAGAAGATTTATGTAAAATTATTGGTCAATATGATGGTTGGATTATTGGTGATGATCCTGCTACTAAACATGTGTTTGAAGCAGGTATTAAAGGTAATTTAAAAGCTTGTGTAAAATGGGGAGTTGGTACAGACAATGTTGATTTTGATGCCTGTAAAGAATTGAATATTCCAATTTGTAATACACCGCAAATGTTCGGCGAAGAAGTATCCGATGTAGCAATTGGATATTTGCTTTGCTTATCAAGACAATTACACACTATTCATAATTCTGTTGTTAATAACGAATGGATTAAACCATGTGGTGAAACATTAACCGGAAAAAAAATATGTGTAGTTGGTTTTGGTGATATTGGAAAATGTATTGTTCGCAAGTTACAAGCATTTAATATGGATATTTGGGTTTCAGACCCATTATATCTTGATAAAAAATCAGAATATAATGATATTAATATTGATATACTAGAAAATTGTTTAAAAAATGCTAATTATGTTATTACATGTTGTCCTTTAAACAAACATACATATCACTTATTAAACAAAGAAAAAATACTATTATGTCAAAAAGGGGTAAAATTAATTAATGTTGGAAGAGGACCGATAATATGCGAAAAGGATGTAATTCAGTTATTAGAAAATGAATTCATAGATAGTGTTGGTTTTGATGTATTTGAAGAAGAACCATTGTCTTACGATAATATTTTAAGAAATTTTAAACAGAATATTTTTGGAACACATAATGGTTCTAATACATTAGAAGCAGTCGATAAAGTAAGTATTAAAGTTTTGGATAGGTTGAAATCATTTTTATAATACAAAATTACGTTTTTCAATTATTTCAATTAATTTATTATATATATATTCTGAACCTTCAAATGTTAAATGCATATTATCAATTGTATTTTTAATAATTAAATCATTATCCCATATTGACAAATCAATTATATTGGATATTTTATAATTTAAAATATCATTATAATTAGTTATATTATTAATATTTTTCGGTCTTCCATTCGGATTAATTTCAAGATAATTTCCTTCCCAAGTTGGATGAATTTTATTACAATTGATATATATCATTTTTTTGTCAATCATTTGTAAGAATGGTATAATAGTTTTTTCCATTATTTCATTATTAATTAAAGATCTAGTATATTCATTTTCATATATAGTCGTGTCTATACTATTTAAATGTTTCTGTAATATTTCAGAATCTACCAAACTTTCAAAAATTTTTTTTTTATTGTTATTTATCTTATTATTAGAAGCATATTGTAATCGTTTCATATTTATGACGGATTCATCACTACCATTATATGCTTTATTAAAACCACTTATAGGTCTAGGTGAAAAATCTACAATACCTGCATATAAAATAACTAAATCATATGATTGAATATCAATTATATTTTTTTTACATAAATAGATAAAATCAATTAAGGTAGTCCATTTAAATGGACACAACAATAAATCAATATCATGTTTATTGGAATATTTGTTTTTAAATTTTTTTGGAAAAATTGGTCCCTTAAAATTTACAGCATGTTCTCCACGCGAATCTGTGTAAAATAAAATTTTCATATATTATTATACTATAAATTCTTTTTAACTTTATTTTATTAAAAAATGGTATTTGACTTATTTCTGTGAAATTCAATATTTCCGCATCTTCTGGACAATTATCAAAAATATTCTTCCATCCACCTATTTGATATTTTTGTAATTGTGGGAAATTGTATGTATCGCCACTAGAATAATACTCTGGGAACCAGTAATTCGGATTTTCTTTAACATTACCTTTATTATCAATTGTACTGATGAGTTAACATTTCATAATATAATATTTATCTAATTACTGAAGCCACTATATCATTACTATTTGTAAATTTAATTTTTAACATAATTAAAAATTTTATAATTCTAGCATAATATTCATACAAGGAATGATTAGTTACTCCTAAACAATTATGAGATTGATTTATTTTATATGCTTCATCATCACTAAGAGGAATTTGTTTTTTCCATAATTTTGTATATACATTATCAACTACATTTGTTATTTCCCAACGAGGTTCTAATATATATGGATATACCCAAAGCATAAAACTCTCTTTACAACCAATCCACATATAATCCCAATCTGCTCCCATCCAATTACGACTACTAGGAATAGTAAGATTACCCGGACCAGGAACTAAATGAAATACATTATTGTAAACATCTAAATTAATTTGTTTATTTAAAACTATATCAGGTCTAATAAAAATATATTTATCAAAATTTAATTTATTTAAATCACAATATTCTAAAATTGATTTTAATCGTACTTGAAAAATAGATCCAGGAGCTTCATGTAATGATGAATATAATATTTTTTTTATATTACAATTTGTTGTAGTATAACATTTATGTAAATCATTTTCTAACTCTTCTATATTATCATATTTTTTTTCATCCGTTTTATTACACCATTTTTCTTTATTAGCAAAAGTTTTATCTGTTGATACAATAATTGTAAAATTATATTTACTATTACATGTTATTAATGTTTGCATTATATTTTGAGAACATTGTTTAAATGTTCTAGGAAGACCACATAAAAGAATTAAAACCTGTTTCTTATATTCATTTTCTATGCATATATTTATATTTATTTTCTTAAAATATGGTATTTGACTTATTTCTGAGCAATTCAATATTTCCACATCTTTTGGACAATGGTTATAAATATTTTTCCAACTACCTATTTGATATATTTGCGTTTTTGGAAAATTGTATGTATCTCCATTAGAATGATATTCAGGAAACCAATAATTTGGATTTTCTTTAACATTGTCTTTTATTACTAATTGTCCTGATGAGTTAACATTAGCTCCATCCACCTTTTCTATATAATTACAATCACAACCTAATAATATTATTTTTTTATAACCTTTCATAATTCCTATTTGCAATGCATTTGCACCAGATGAACCAGTATTTGCAAAACTATCAAAACTTTTAGAAATTTCTTTAAATCCATCCATACCTTGATCTTTAAAATTAAATTTAACAAATTTATCATTATTAAGTACTTCTTCGGAATATGACAATTGTCCCATTCTTTGGTTTCCTATAAAATAGAGTTCTTTTATTCCATTTTCTTCCAATACTAATTTTGAAAAATCTTTTTTCATACTTTCATTTACTATATAATCAAAACAACCATAATAAGTTGGTGTAAAATCATATTTTTTCATCATCTTATAAAAACTATTCAAACAAAATGTATCGTGTTGTTTCACATATTCAAGATATTTATCATTATTCATGATATTTGATAAAGATGGACCATTTCCCAAAATAAACAATATATCACTCATTATATATTCCTATAATCAAAATTTTTTATATTATTATTAATACGTATTATTTATAGAATAATCTTTATAATAACTTATATTTGATTTATATGCATTATGTTCTGTATAAAACCACAAACTAAATTTTTCTAGTGTATCTTTAACAGAAACTATATTTTTTTTAAAACTATTATTACTATTTTCTTCTCTTTCTAATCTAATTTTTAAGATATCTCCATCTATAACATTTTCTGTTTCTATATATTTCAAATTTACTTTGTTGTTTGAAATCAGGTTATTAAAATAATTAAATATTGTTTGTGTACGTTTCATATGGAATTGAGAAGTTATTACACTACATTCATTTATTTTAAATGGTATTATATAATTTAAAAAGGTAAAATAGCCATTAGCTATTGTATCATATGATGCCCATTCACGTATTATTTTATTAGGATCAATACCTTTATTGATTAAATAATTAGCACAACTAGTTGATTCATGCATTACATATTGATTTGCATCTAATCCTGGTGGCTTATGATATGTTCCTCCACCTAAAATTATTATTAAAGTATTCGAATTAAATAATTCAATAGTTTTATCTAATCGTTTTTTTACAAAAATATTAGGTTCATTATTTTTATCCATACCTCCTGCCAATACAATAATATACATTTATTTACTATTGTATATTATTGTTTAATATCAAAATAAACTATTATAATATTTCAACCTTAATTTTTTTTACATTTGGTTTTAAAATACTTTCTTTTATAATTTTGTATTTTAATGTAGTTAGTCCATTATTTTTTATATTAATGATTTGAACATCTTTACTATGTCTATCAAAATTTGCATATGCATCATGCCATTTACCACATTCTTCTCTAATATGATTATCTTCAAAAATTTTAAAATACTTTTTTTTTCTATCAAATTCATGAAATGTTATTAGTTTTTCTATTTCACAATTAAAATGTCTGGCACGATTTTCTAGTTCTTTATCTTCATGACCCCACCCCCAATAATCATTTGGAAATCCATTTGTTTTACTAAAAGTACTTCCTAAAAATTTGACAATTCCACCCAATGTGTCACCATCACTATAAATCCCCAAAAATTTATTATCTTTTACTTCATTCGCATAAAAATTAATAGCTTCTGGTATTTGCGGATTAACATCTACATCTTGAGTAATATAATAGTAATCATCATTTTTATAATAATCATAACCTATATTTATAGTAGCACCTCGATTGAAACGTTTACCATGTGTTTGTTCAACTACTATAACTTCTAAATTAGGAATTGCCTCAACTAATTTAGGTAATGAATTATTTAAAAAATACATCAAATGGTTAACACGATCACGATATGGTATAATTAATATTGTTTTCATTAAAATAAAAAATTATTTAAATTATTTATTTTAAACACATATACATAGATTTTAAACATTGAACCCTAATTTACGTTTACAATATGGAAATTTATGTTTATCTAAATAATATAGTAACGATGGTTTATAATTAGAATTATTATATATATTTTTCAATTCTGGTTTCAACCATAAAAATTCTTGCACTACATCTTTATCACAAAATGGATATCTTGTTTCAAAACTAAAACATCCACCTACATATTCATCTCCTCTTATATAATTATCCATTGTCCCTTCATAAAAATTTTTCCAAGGAAATACATCCTTTAAATTATCAGGAAAGACATCAACATTACCACAACCATAAGCATAAAAAGAATGATGTGCCATTATTTCATCGGCACCAATTCCTGATAATAGTACTTTTATATTGTTATCAATTTTTTTTGTTTCGGTTAGAATTTTACTTTTACCAAGCATTGAACCCATTTTAAACGCATCGTCTATTTTCTTTAAGCGTGGATGATATCTCCAGTCCCAAAAACATGGTTCACAATTTTTTTTTAAATAATTACCCCAATTGTGTTTTTCATCATTTGTTAAATTTAATATATAATGATCACCTAATATTTTTTTTCTTTCTTGTATTACATTATCATCTTCATTTTTATTTATTGTCATATACAATGATTTTTTATTGTATTTATTTAAACAACATGCAATCGCACCACTATCTAAACCACTACTTAATGTAACTAATGGTATTGAAGTTTCAGGTAATCTTTTTAATACAGATTTTTCAAACGCATCAATATAGTCATCATATGATGTTTTATACTGATTTAAATCGAAATCATATATTCTATCTTTTTTTATTATTTCATAAGTATTTAAATCAAATATTAATGTTTCATTAGCGTTTATACTATTGTATTTTTGTTGTTTTATTTTAAAACAAGATGACTTATAACTAGATATTGTAATATTATCATTACTCACATGGTAGAATAAAGGTTTGGTTTTAAATATATCGCCCGAAATTATTAATTTATTATTATCGAAATCAAAAAATACTATAGCAAATTCACCATCTAAGTATTTTATAAAATCATCACCATATAATTCATATGCTTTCATTATACTATATACGTCTGATTTCGCATCTTTAAATATTTCTTTATAATTGTAAATTTCACCATTAAAAATGCAAACTTTATTATTTTCAATTAATGGTTGTAAAGTTTTTTCACCTGTTAAATGAAGTAAATAGTGTGCAAAATGTATATTATTATATGTTATTTTATTTGTGCAGTCTGGCCCACGTTTTTTTAAAAAAATATCAACCCCGTCTTGTATAATTTCTGTAGATACTATTATGCCGCACATATATATTACAATATAGTATTTTTAAATTAAATATGTGTTAACATATTTAAAACATAATAAAACATAATATTATATATTAAAGATATTATAAAGTAAATAATTATAATCATGATAGGATACGATAAAGAATATTTTGATTGGCAAAAAAATATAGGAGCAGTTGGCGGACATTTAAATAAGTTTAAATTTGAAAAAGAAGTAAAAGATACTGATGTTTTAATGGATTTTGGTTGTGGTGGCGGTTATCTTTTGCAACATTTTAATAATGAGCGTAGAATAGGTTTTGAAATAAATAAAACCGCATGGGATGAAATAAAATCAAAAGGTGTTGAAGTTTTTGACAACTTTGATGAAATCGATGATAATACAATTGATTGTATAATATCTAATCATGCATTAGAACACGTTCGTTTACCATTTGATGTTTTAAGCAATTTATATAAAAAATTGAAAATCGGTGGTACATTAGTAATTGTAATACCATGTGAACAACCTTCTGAAAATTTGTTTTATTATAAAGAAAATGATATAAATCAGCATTTACATACATGGTGTCCAATGACATTTGGAAATTTAGCTACATTAACTGGTTTTAAAGTACTCAGTTGTGTTCCTTTTCGTCATCAATGGCCACCAAACTGGGAATCTGAATGGAATAAACCTGGTTTTCATGATAAATGTACAGAATACGCAAGTAAAACGAAAAATTTGCAAATTAAATTAATTGCCACAAAAGAATAATAATTAATCGATTTTTTCCATTATAATAATTAAAATAATCTTTAATTATTATAGATTTTAATATATAAAAATATAAATTTATTCATTTACATAATGAAGCCGTCATCATTTTGCACAATGTGTACATCTAATTGTGCTTTTGAATTAGTTGGATTATTACTATCACTTTCTATATATCATAGTAATGAAAATATTTATATTATAAGTGATAGTGAAACAAAAAAAATAATCGAAAATATTACTCCACAACCACGTCTAAATATACATTGGATTGTAGAATTGGACAAATATCATGGATTAAATAGATTTCAAATGGATAAAATGAATATATGGTCTGAATTTCAAATGTCCAAATCTAGGATAATTTCGAAGGCATTGGAAAGTGAAAATGATACGTTATTTTTAGATAGTGATATAATTATATTAGGTATAATTGATGACGTTATAAGTGAAAAATCACTAGGTGTTTCGAGACAATATATTACACAAGAACATATTGACAATACTGGTTATTACAATGGTGGTATGATATGGACAAATAATAAACAAGTACCACTTGATTGGGTCGAATTTACAAAAACATCACGTTATTATGATCAAGCATCAATAGAAGATCTTGTAAAAAAATATGATTATTTTGAATTTCCAGAAAATTATAATTTTCAGTGTTGGAGAATGATTATTGCCGATGAACCAAAAGAAAAAATTGCTTCATATATTACATCAAAACCAAATGATACATTATATTACAAAGATAAACCAATTAAATTTGTTCATACTCATTTCCATGATAAAAGATTTGAGTATTTTAACAATACAATTATTCAACACATGATAAATGCAAAAATGTATAAATCATTAGCAATTGTATTTCGTGTAATTCATAATAAATGGATTTTAAAGATACCGAAACAACCATTACAGGGGTTGGGTTACCACAAAAATGATAGTTATCGCGAATTAGCTTTACTAATGAAAATTAATAATAATGACGTTGATATGATTTATAACACAAATAGTGTTCATTGTTGGTTAGAGCCAAATATTTTAACTTATGATCGACCTACATTACAATGGTTAAATAATGAAATAAATAATGCATCAACATTACTTATTGGAAATGGAGATATAAATAAAGAAGGTAAAGAAATAGCAAACCATTTTTCAAATACAAATGTAAAACCATGGATTTTTTGGCCTAGAAAACCAATGGTTCTCGAAAAAATTTTGAAAGAAAAAGGCATAACAACTTATGATGATAGAACAATAGAATCAATATTTATTGGAAATATAGAAAACGATGTTCAAAATAAATATAGGGATAATAGTTCGTGGGAAAATGTATTAGGTGAATATCATTGTACAAAAGGAAGCAAACATAAATTTTCACATAGTGAATATTTAATGAAATTGCGTGAATCTAAATATGGATTATGTTTACGCGGTTATGGTTCAAAGTGCCATCGTGAAGTAGAACTAATGGCATTTGGAACAATTCCTATTGTTACTAATGAAGTATCAGTCGACTCATATATGGAGCCATTAAAAGAAAACGTTCATTATTTGATAGCGAATAGTCCAGATGAACTTAAAGAAAAAATAAACAATAATTCAAAGGAACATTGGGAAACAATGTCCAGAGAATGTTACGAATGGTACCAAAGAAATGTTGATAGTAAGCAAGCATGGAATACAATGATTTCACGCATATTATACGATAATTAACACTAATTAATTAACACTAATTAATTAACACTAATTTTATAATTTAAATATAATTCCTATTTTAGTATAATGAAAATAGGAATTATTGGTAATGGTTTTGTAGGTAAAGCAACAATGCAACTAGAATGCAATGATGTTGAAATATATGCATACGATATTAATCCCGAAATGTGTAAACCCAAAGGTACATCATTAAATGATATGATTAATTGTGAAATTATTTTTATTAGTGTACCAACACCAATGAAAGAAAATGGTGAATGTTTTTTAGATATAGTACAAAGTGTAGTTAATGATTTAAATAAAATTGATTATGACGGACATATTGTTTTACGTTCAACAATACCTGTTGGAACAAGTGATTCATTAAATTGTTTTTTTATGCCGGAATTTTTAACAGAAAAAAATTATTTGCAAGATTTTATTAATAATAAAGATTGGATTTTTGGACTGAAAAACGATGAAAAACAAGATGAAATATTTAAAGATAAAATAACAACCTTATTTTCATTAGCTCATAAAAATAAAAAAATAACTAATAATAATATTCATTTTGTAATGAATAAAGAAGCCGAAATGATTAAATTATTTAAAAATTCATTTTTAGCAACTAAAATATCATTTTGCAATGAAATGTATCAATTTTGTCAAACGCACAATATAACATACGAAAATGTAAGAAAATTAGCATGTAATGATGAACGTATATTACATAGTCATAGTTATGTTCCTGGTCATGATGGAAAAAAGGGGTATGGAGGAACATGTTTTCCCAAAGACGTTACTAGTTTAATATTTGAAATGGAGAAATTAAATGTAACGCCTCACGTACTGAATTCTGTCAAATATAGAAATGATAATATAGATAGAAAGGAAAAAGATTGGGAACTGCAAAAGGGAAGAACTATAGTTTAAGTAAAAATAGTGTATTTAATAATTATAACTTATATTTTTACGTTAAAAACTTATTTACAATTTATAAACAAATATTATAATGGAATTCACTGAAGATGATTTGAAAATGTTTATAAATAATATCTATTCTTCTGATTTTAAAAATAACAATGGTGGAATGGGAGCCCCGGATTTATTTTCACTATGGTTTATATTAAATAAATATCAACCAAAAGTTGTAATTGAATCGGGAGTGTGGAATGGTATTTCTACATTATTAATTCGAAAAACTTTACCAAATTGTAAAATCATATGTTTAGACCCCAGGAATATACCTGCAAATGGATATAGAGATGATAATATTAATACAACATATTACATGGGAAATAATTTTAAAGATTTTGGAATCGTAGATGTCAGTAGTTATAATTCTAATGACATACTTTGTTTTTTTGATTGTCATCAAAACGCTGCTTTAAGGATAATGCAATGTATAAAAAAAAAAATAAGTAAAGTTTTTTTAAATGACAATTATCCTGTAAATTGTGGTTCGCATTATACAATAGAACATTTAAAAAATAATCACGATAGATTATATTCTATTAATAATGACAATAAACAAAAAATATTAAATAAAATTACGAATTATCATATTTTTCCAAATATTTATCCAGGAAAGATAAAAACAGGTGAGGGATATTTTGATTGTCATAGTTTTTTTAAAGAAAATAATGATATAGATTATTTATCTATTTTTAGAGAAGAACAGAATAAATATAGATGGAATACATTTATAACACTTGATATTTAAAGTCAGCGTTTTAAATTTTCATGATAAAAATATATGGTAACGTTGAATACAATTGGTTATTTCAAGGAATAATCTACTTTTATATTTTTATATTTTTCATTGATTGCTTCCCTTTCTATCATATAATTGTACATTTTTTCATTATCTTTTAAAAATTTTATTTTTTGAATAATATTTTTATCACACCCAATAAAACGTTGTTTGTTTATAAACTCGTCAATATCTGGTGCTCCATCATATATAGGTATTGTTTGTGCTAACAAAGCATTGAAGATTTTTTCGGTAATATATCCCGTGTTATGACTATTTTCAAATGATACAATAAATTTATATTGACTAAACACTTTTATCATTTCTTCGCTATGGTAGCAACTTACATTTTCTAATTCTTTATGTTCACCTATAAAATGAACATCACCAACTTTTTCTAATAAGTTGTGTAACGTTAATTTATTTTGATTTGCTGGATTTCTACTTGTAAAAAGTACGAATTTTTTTTCTGAAAAGGGAACATGATACTTTTGTTTCCAATATTCTTTTACTTTTTCATAATGATTTATTCTACAATAAATATTGGGGATAATTTTATAATCAGGCGTTTCACTTGGTATACTATGATTACTGCTTATGCAAATATCTTTTTTTTTAGTACCATATACACCAAATTTGTTATAATGTTTATAGTGTCCTCGTAATGGTCCCCAATGCTCATAATTTTCAATGCTAAAAAATATATTTAATTCATTACTGCGTAATAAACTTTCATCTTCTAATTGTACACTAAAAAAACATATATCAGCTTCTTCATTTTCGTCAACTACTATATATTTTTCATTATCAGGTAAATACATTTCAATAAACTGGTCTTCTGGTTGTTCACAATATTTTGTGACATTTTTTTCAACTAATGTTCCTGACGATTTTATAAAACGGATTCTTTTCATTTTAAATTTATTGTTATATAATATTTAAATATTTAAACATATAAATAATATGAACTTGCACAATTATGGTTTTATATTTAATGATTTGATAATTGACAGCAATTATGTAATAAAAAGAGGTAAGAACGAAAAAGGTAATAATAAAATAAACAACGAAATATTATTTTATAATTACGTTAACAACAATAATATTGATTTCAATATTCCATCCATCGTTAAAACTAGCAATGGCTATATAAAAATGGAATACTTAAAAAATACTACTATTTTAACAGAAATAGTAAATGACAAAAATTTGGATCAATATATGCAATTATTTTTGAATAATATTTGCAATTTACATTGTCACACAAAACAAATGATTAAAACACGAATAAAAATGGATGTTTTATATGAAATAGAAACAAAACTTATTTCGAGATATGACCCAAATGAATTATTATTACAAGATATAAATTATGTTAACTCTATAGCAATAAATGGCGATCTAAAATATTACATAAATAAAATAAAACAACAAATATTACCATTAATAGAAAATATTGATAGCTATTCATTGATACATGGTGATACTCATTTAAATAACATTCTAGCAAATCAAGAACAAATGTATTTTATTGACCCACGCGGAATTTTTGGAGAAACATTATTATTTGGTTTAAAAGAATATGATTATGCAAAATTTTTATTTGGGTTATTGGGATATAGTAAATTTGATAATATGAATATAGATAATCTAGATATAGAAAATAAAAATTTGAACGTCGATTTCATAAAAGAATGCGAGTTTGTATTTGAAACAACCTTATTTGACAATTTAACAAAGCTATTGACATTGAGTATTTGGTTAGCTAACAATAGTACGTTCCAATGCAACAAAAAAAGAACAATGAGTTTAATGATTGCTTTTTATTATTGTGAAAAATATTTTGCATTAGAGTAAATTTAATAACTGAATATAATCATTAAAAATATAACAATCGTTTTTTTTGAAAACATTGTCATTATCAACCATGAAAATTAAAGACGCAATATTTTGTAATGCGTTGAAACCAACTTCACTATCTTCTATTCCAATTATATTTTTTGCATTGTTTCCATATTTTTTAATAGCTAGTTCAAAGCATTCGCTATTAGGTTTGGGTTGTTGGTAATCTTCACGCACTATCCATTTATCTATTAATTTTAACATGGGTTGTTTTTCTTTAAATATTTCTATTGTTTTTTTACTAGTATTTGTAACAACACAATAATTGATACGCATTTCATTTAATTTATTAATGAAAATATCTGCATTTTCTATAATTTCAATATTTTCAGTATTTTGAAACTCGACTAGTTTTTCTTGTTTTATCATAACTATTTCTGGAATACTAAATTCCATATCATCCTTCATATAATCGTCAAAATGTTTTGAATTTATAATGTTATTCCATTTTTCAAAATCTATAAAAGGTTTATTCATTTTTTGAAACACTCTTTCGTATGCTTCATAATGAACTTTACTTGAATTAATTAAAGTACCATCTAGATCAATCATAATGAAAGAATTATTATAGATATTTGACAATTTATATTTACCAAAACATAATTCTAATGTTTTATTGAAATCAGTGAATTCATATTTTTGAATGTCATATTTATTATCACATAAATCAGTATCGTATGGTCTAGCGGCTATGCCGTAATTATTTGCATTATTCGGTTCAATAACAACATCTTTATTTTGAATAATCGACTGAATTTTATTACACATTTCAAATTTGGAATATTTATTGTGTGGATTATAGAAATGGAAAATATCAGAATCATCAGAGAAACATTTTTCTATTATAAACACGACCAAATCTCTTATAAACAATGGTCTTCTTAAACAATAATTATCCTCTTTCAATGTTGGTTTCCTTAAATCCATTACATTTTTACCTATTAATGTAACTGCATTATCATGTATTTTACTATTTTCACTATATAAAACAGGTGTTCGTATAATTGCATAACTCGTGCAATTTTTTTGAACTCTGTATTCAGAAATAAGTTTACTTATACCATAATTCTGTAGAGGGTTTTTTTGACTATCTGGATAATTTGGTTGTCTAGAACCATCGAATACGTAATCTGTAGAAATATGAACGAAACGAATGTTTAATTTATTACAAATAAAACTTGTAATGTGAACTAATTCTATGTTTGTTTGTTTTGTTTTATTCCAGTCATTTTCACAAACATCTGTTAATCTTTCGACTATACTGAATACACAGCATTTTATATTTTTATCTTTTAGAAATGTTTCCAATTCATCTGGATTAGAAAAATCTATTTTAAAATAATTAGGTTTATCTATTTTATTATTGTTATATGTTCCAATATAATCTATGTCTTTTTTTTCAAGACACGAACATAATTCTTTACCTACTAAACCTGAAGCTCCGCACACTAAAATCATTTATATTATTAAGATAAATGATTTTATATACTAATTAATCATGATTTAATTTATTATACCAAAAATCGAGTAAATCTTTTATTGTATCGTGAATTTTAATTTTAGGTTCCCATCCCAATTCTTCTTTAATAAATGAGGCATCTCCATCTTGATACTGAATATCAACCGGTCTCCATAATTTTTCATTAATTTCCATTTTAATATCTGTTAATTTACTAAAATCAATTAGCATATTTGTATATTCGCGCATTACGAGTGGATCACCACCACAAACATTATAAACTTTGCCATTAGATATTTCCTCATTTGTAGCAACCAAGAAAAAAGCATTTGCAATATCGCGGACATCAGTTACTGCTCTAGTTGTATCTAAATTACCAATTTGGAGTACTTTTTCTTGTTTGCCAAGCATCATATTTGCTATTTGTACTGCATCTGATGCAATAGAAAAACGTGCACCTCTTCTTGGACCTGTAAAGCAAAATGGTCTTATGACAGTTGCTTTCATTTGTTTGTTTTTCATTCGTTCACAGATATATAAATCTATTGCGCATTTAGATGCACCATAAGGATTAGCCGGTAAAATAACATTGGTTTCTTTTATTTTTCGTTCGTCAATACCTTCATTTCCGTATACTTCTACAGTAGAACAGAAAATAAAATGGCAATCTGGCTGGTGGTCTTGAAGACATGTAATTAAATTAATAGAACCCATGACATTTGCTTCCCATGTTCCTATCGGATCTTTAAAACTTGTTGGGGGGTGTGTTTGTGCGGCCAAATGAAATACCTTATCAAAAGTATTTTCTTTAAACAATTTATCAATTGTTCTGAAATGTATGATATCTCCGTAAAAAAATGTTATTTTTTTAAATTCATCTTCTGTTAATAAATCTTTTATTTCTTGTTCACTTCCTCTAGTTCCACGCAATAAACCATATACTTCGTGATTTTCACTCAGCAATTTTCTAGCTAGATGCGGCCCCAAAAATCCAGTAATACCTGTAATTAAACATTTCATGTTTATAGTATTAATGATTGAAATACTTTTATATTCTATTAATTTGTTATTTTATTAATTTGTTATTTTATTAATTTGTTATTTTATTAATTTGTTATTTTATTAATTTGTTATTTTATTAATTTGTTATTTTATTAATTTGTTATTTTATTTATTATATTGCTGGTGCTTTTATTTTCTTCTAGTTCTATTAACATTATATTTTTTAAAGTTGGGTGTTTTTGTAAAATATTTTCTTTTGTATAATCTGTTCCTTTGAACCATGTTTCAGGTTTAATAGTATTCATAATATTATCCAAAACACTTTCGTTTTCGTCGTTAATTTCATTATACAAAATAATATAATCTATAAAATCCATATGCATAAGCATATGTAATCTATCGTTAATATTATTTATTGGACGTTTATCGCCTTTCAAAAATTTAATTTGATCGTCTGAACTCAAACACACAAACAGGTGACTGCAATTTTGTTTTGCTGTTTTTAATGTTTTTAAATGTCCTGTATGTATTATATCAAAACATCCTGATGTTAAACCAATATTTTTATAATTGTTTACTTCTATCATATCAGATAATTGACTATTTGAATAAATAATTTTATTTGTTAATGGATAGTATATATTTTTCATCATTATTAATTCTACATCATTTGTTAATAAAGAATAATTGTCGTTTGGATTTATAATGCTTCCTGGACCACACACATTTTGTTGGAAAATATTCCCTTTCAATAGTATTACTTTATCATAATTATCAAAATGTATTGTTTCATTATTATCTTTTATTTTTACTATTTTTATTTCTGTATTATTCAAATTATAAGTGTCACTATTATGAAAATTCATGATTTCATTTTCTTTCGCTTCTTTGGGTACTACAGAAGTTTCGTATCTATTTTTATCACGATTATACACATCTTTTATGCGGAGTAGATCATTTTTATCTGTGTAATCGATTTCATCAGTATATATTTCTATTTCCATAAGTACTGAATGATTCGTATATGAATGGATACCATGAAATGTATTTCTAGGTATATAAAGATTATCAAATGTATTTAAAATTTTATAGGAATCAAATAAATTAATTTTAAAACTACCATCCAAACAATATATTAGTGTATCCTTTTTAAAATGACAATGTAAAGATGTTTCGCAATCACTATTTACATGCAAAATCCAAATACCTATTTTATCGTTTTGATAAGCTAAATACTCATATCCCCATGGTTTTTCAAAAATCTGTTTAAAGTATTCCTTTTTTTCTGAATTTTCACGTAAACGACCTTTTGCGTTAGTTGTTATATCAATTTCTTCATTTTTGGGTGATATAAATTGCATTTATAATATAAAATAAATAATTTTTAAATTATAAACTACTTACATACATTCTGCGTATAAAGTGATTTTATAATATTTTTACCATTATTGGTAAAATATTTAATGTTGTCGTTTAGATTTACATCTGTATTATGAGTATATTTATCATTACTATGATAATATAAAATATTTGGTAAATTATGAATATCTTTATCAAAAAATAACCAACATGCACCACAAGTGGTGATTATAATGGAATTACATTTTTTTGCTATTTCCCATGTTTTCAATAAATTATCACAATTTGAATCTGGGTAAATATTAAAGTCCCTGTCTAAATACAAAATATTTTTATGAACAGGATAACTACTATTATAAAAAGGTATTATTAATATTTTATTTTCTATATTTTTTGTCAATCTATTAATTAAATGATGAATATAGTTTTTATTAAATGGTACTGATAATGAATCAAAATTATACACAAAAGTTATATTTAAATTTGTACTATTTTTAAAATCAATAAATTTTTGTTCTGTCTGAAATTTGATAGGGTGTAACATATCACATTTTTGAATATCGAATTTTATATCCATATTAAATTCAGTATTTATAGTATTTATTTTTTCATTCCATTTTTCTAATGCATCCGTAATATCATAATCCCTATGACCCAATGCTCTACACCATGTATTAATACATAACATTGATTTTGTATTGCATGAAATTAATTTATATGGCGTTGAACGTTCTAATTCTTTAATTTGTTGAATTAAATTTACATCATCTATTTTTTTATTGTTTTCCATATGTGAAAAAAATGTATTGCCTTTTATTATGTAATGATAAAACGTAATTTTGGGATTTGCTTTGCAAATAAAATTCATGAATAATGATGTAAAATATACATCACCAATATGGAATATATTATAGAAACAAATATCAATATTTTGGGACATTTCTATATAATAATATCGATTATTTTAATATCTTTTTACCAATAACAACTACCTTCCACTTTTTGAAAATCTTTAGGTTTCTCATTGTTATTAGGGCGACTCCAGTGTTCATTTAAATGAATGCGTAAGATGTCCGGACGTTCACGCACCCAACGACTTCCATATATACCAAAATACATTTGTAGAACGCCTCCCACATATATTGCGGATTTATTCATTTCACTATATATGTAATCACATACTAGATTTCCATATCCTCCACAACTACATAACGCCACATCAAAATCGTCTTTCATTAATTCAAGTTTTTTATAAAAATCGCACAATTCTATATCAAATTCACGACTTTCTTGCGTTCCTTGTGTTTGTGGAGGTTTAATGAAAACAAATTCACATTCAGGAAATAAATCAACACCATATATCTCTTTACGTTTATTTATTTTTTCTTTCATACTATCTTCAAAAGGACTAATAATAAGCAAACGTTTTCCACGTAACGCCCATGTCCATGGATTATGTAAATAATGATATACATCGAATGCAAACGCCCAAACCTTTTCTTGTTGAAAAGTGGATAATACATAATCATGTGATTGTTGTATGGCTCTATAAACAGCTCCCCAAGGTTCCCATACAGAATACAATTCACTATGTTCAAATGCTTTAAAATACAATTCACTATACTTTTTTGCCGACTCGAAACTAGTCATATTTACACCTGCATTGTTTTTAAGAATATGATAACGCAATAGTTTTTTTGTTTCATCATTTTGAGGGATTTTTCCTTCAACCATCATACGAGTAAAAAAGGCAAAATTGTTTTCTTCCCCAGCTATACGTGGAATAATAAAGGGTTTGTTGGTATCTAATTTCTCTTTAATAAATTTTCCAAAATTGGTATTGTCATCTGAAAAGTGTAAATATTTCAATTGATTTGTAGTATGTAATACACTCTGAATATCTACTCCAAGAGAAGAAGGTGTTTGTTTGATATTTGTACGAGCAGGGATATACAATCCGTATGGATCAGGTAAACGATCGTCGCGCGTGTAATCACGATTTTGATCAGTATGATAATGATAAATAGGTACCCATAAAGGGTCATTGTAAATGGTATAACCAAGTGTTTTCAATAAATAAATCATTTTGTTATCGCAACCGATTCTCCCCAACTCAAAATTAAATGCTTTGTTCTCTTGTTTACTAATCATAAAATCAGAATGAATAATCCAAGCATCCCAACTATCTGCACGAGCACCTTGAATAAAAAAATCTTTATGGACATTATTATCATTGATTACTTTTTCATATACTTCTTTTTGTTCATCCTTGAGCATTTCCAAGAAAGACATTTGTGAACCAAATAAAGATGCCTTCTTTAAATCTTCGTGTCCGCGATATTCGTGGCGTAGCAAAGCAAACGCCTTTTTCTCTTCGTGGATATCACTCATTTGTAGACGATTTAATTGTGG